CCTTGCACGCCCTGGGATGTATCTAGGTAGCGTCACAAACTCTGAAGCACTCACATGGGTCCTGGGTGAAGGGGAAGAAAGCGGTTCGATGGTCGAAGAGACTTTGACCTGGAATCCGGGCTTGTTGAAGATGTTCGATGAGATCGCAACCAACGCGGCCGATGAACATATACGCACAGGGAACATCAAAAACATCTGGGTCAATCTGTACCCGATGACTGGTGAAATCTCGATTCGCGATGACGGTGGTATCCCTGTCTCGAAACACCCTGAGTACGGCATGTACATCCCTGAAATGATCTTCAGCGAGTTTCGTACAGGGTCGAACTTCAGCGATGAAGTGCGTATAACAGGTGGTCTGAACGGTCTTGGTAGCAAGTTGACCAGCGTGTTCTCGAAAGAGTTCAAGGTTGACACATGCGACGGTAAGAATCGTTTCATTCAAGTGTTTCGTGACAATCTCTCTAAGCGCGATACAGCGTTGATCACCCCAAGCACTGACAAGGGGACGACGATCACGTTTACGCCTGACTACGGGCGTTTGCAGTGCGAGCTTGACGATGTAAACATACGCAAGATCGAACGTCGCACGTATGACATTGCTGGTTGCAACCCTGGTATCAGAGTGCACTTCAATGACAAGCTGATCAAGATCAAATCGTTCAGTGATTACGTTGACCTATTCAACCCTGCACACATCATCGACAGCCAAGAGAAGTTCGAGGTTGCTGTTGCTGCCGCGCCTGAATCTGGCTTCAAGCAAATCTCTTTCGTGAATGGGCTTGATACCTATAACGGCGGGACGCATATCGATTACGTGTCGTTGCAGATCGCTACCAAGATCCGTGACTTCATCAAGAAGAAACACAAGGTCGACGTCAAGCCGAATATCATCAAGCAGCAAATGTTCCTGTTTGTGAAGTGTTCGATCAACGCGCCGATGTTCACCTCGCAGACCAAAGAGTTCATGAGTACCGAAGTGCGCAACTACGGCGCATCCTATGTACCATCCGACAAGTTCATCAAGAAGGTTCTTGAGTCGGCTGTCGTGCAGAAGGTTCTGGATTGGGTTGAAGGTGAGAAGCATCGGGCTGATATGGCTGAACTGCGCAACCTGAACAAGACTACACAAAGCACGAACTTCCTCAAGCGCATTGCCAAGTTCGATGATGCCGCGAGTAAAGATCGGAGCAAGTGCGCGATCTACTTCACTGAGGGTGACTCGGCGAAGAACACGATCATGTCTGCACGCAACCCTGATATTCATGGTGCGTTCCCGATGCGTGGTAAGTTGCTCAACGTGCGTGAGGTTGAAGTCAAGAAGCTTGCTGCATCCGAAGAGTTCCAGAACATCATGGCAATCATCGGTCTGAAGATCGGACAGAAGGTTGAATCGTTGGCCGACTTGCGCTTCAACAGGATTGTTCAACTGACCGACGCCGATGCTGACGGTAGCCACATTGCAGGTTTGTTCTTCAACATGATCCACCAGTTCTGGCCTGAGTTGTTTAAGCTCGGTGCGATCTATCGAATGAACACGCCGTTAATCATCGCTACAGCAGGCAAGCAAACATTTGAGTTCTTCAATGTCAATGCGTATAGTGCCTGGGCAGTAAACAATCCAAATCATAAGCACAAGTTCTATAAAGGACTCGGTGGTTATGATACCAAAGACTTCAAACGCTTCCTGAACGATGAGTCGAAGTATCTGGTGCAGATCACGATTGAAGATCAGACTGATGTTGATGCACTCGATACCGCATTCGATAAGTCAAAGGCCGACCAGCGTAAACTGTGGCTCACGGAGGCCTAATATGTCATTATTCATACAGCATAACCCAGATCACTCGAAATACCGACTCAAGGACTTCATCAACAATGACCTGAAGATCTTTTCCAACGCCGACAACGTGCGCAGTATCCCATCTATTGTGGATGGGTTCAAAGACTCGCAACGGAAAGCTGTCTATGGAATGTTCACGCACGGGACATCTGAGATCAAGGTTGCGCAACTTGGTTCACATGGGGCGAAGGTGACAGCGTATCAGCACGGTGAGAACTCATTGTGTGAGACGATAGTTAAGCTTGCGCAAGACTTCCCTGGCAGCAACAACGTCAACTTGTTCACGCCTATCGGACAGTTCGGTTCGATCATGAGTTCTGAAGCGTCTGCCGTGCGTTACATCTATACAAAGCCAAGCCCATACATGCGCAAGTATCTGCACCGTGATGACGACCTGTTGCTTGAATCGCGCCTTGAAGAAGGTAAGGAGATGGAGCCGCTGAACTACTTCCCGATCATTCCTTTCTGGTTGGTCAACGGTGCTCAGGGTGTTGGTACTGGCCACGCATCGAAGATCTTGTCCCGCGATCCGAAGAAAGTTGCTGACCTGATGAAGAAATTGCTTCAGGGTGTTGCAGTACAACAGCGCACGATTGATGCGGCAATGACGCCGTACTTCGGTGCATGGGGTGGTGAAGTTGTCAAGGGTGCATCTGATACGCAATGGGAGTTTCACGGTCGGATTGAGAAGATCAATACAACGACCCTGAAGGTCACGCACTTGCCTATCACCTATGACGTCGACAAGTTCAAGGAAATCCTGATCAAGTTGATGGATGATGGTAAGGTCAAAGACTTCGACAATAACTCGACTGAGGATGGATTTGAGTTTATCATCACTGTCCCGCGTGAAGTTGCGCGCAAGGAAATCGTCGAACTGAAATCAATCTTCAAGTTGGTGCATCGCTTCGGTGAGAACGTCACGCTCTGGAACATCGGGGCGAACTTGCAACGCTTTGACAACGTCTATGCAGCCCTGTTGGCGTTCATTGAGTTCAGGAAAGGGATCTATGTGATTCGCAAGCAGAAGTTGCTTGAGGCGATGGCCGAGGATTTGAAGTGGAACGAAAACAAGGTCAAGTTCATCACCTACTGGAACTCGAAGATGAAAGACCCGCACAAGAAGAAACGTTCGGAGCTTGAAGCCGAGTTCAGTGCAGTGGTTGACTTGAAGTACATGGATCGCTTACTTGCTATGCAAATCAGTTCTCTCACAATGGAGAAAGTTGCTGAGGCAGAGCAAGCAGCGAAAGGTGTGAAGGCAGATATCGAGACCCTTGAGAAAACCAGCACAGACGCGCTGTTTATCAAAGACCTCGATGCGCTTTAAGTTGTAACGCTACGGGTACGAAGGAATTCGTACAGGTCATCACGGGTGATGTAGTCTTTGCCGATTGCCAATTGGAGCTTCAGAAGATCCTTTTCAATCCCATGACTATGTTCCCGTGCTGCATGTACCTTTTCCTCAACAGACAGGACATGGTTCTTGACGTAATCGAGTTCTTTTGACACAAAGTCCTTAAGCTCACGGTTTTTCGAATCGACCGCAACATAGACCTCACTGATCTTGCTGTCAAAGTGAGTTCGAAACTCCTTCAGATCATTCTTGATGTCTTTGAACGCGTTCGTGTTTGACGATTCAAGCTTGTTAACGATTTTATCGTTTTCTTTTTCGAGCCTGGCGGTATTGGTTTTGAAAAACCAAATAGCGGGGCCTGTAATGGCTACGCAAATACCGAAAAGCACGGTTACGACTTGCCAGAGTTCCATTGGTTGGGCCATCAGGTTGTTCCTTCTATCTCGTTGTTCTCTTTACAGTTAGCAGTAGGAGAGTGTGTTGTTAGTGTTATATACTATTTATCAATTTCAAAACATGGTAAGGATATGATTCACTCAAAGGTCCATATCGATATTCAATGGATGAATCGCATCTCTGTTGGATTGCAACGCTTTAAAAAGGTAAAGACTAACGTCTGGGCATGTCGATGTCCTGTATGTGGTGACTCAAAGAAGAGCACCAAGTTGACTCGGTTCTTCTTTTACGTGAAAAAGCAGAACATGTTGGTGTGGTGTCACAACTGTGGTTACTCGAAGTCGTTCTACAACTTCATGCGCGATCAATACGGCTCGCAGTTCGAGGAGTACAAGCGTGAGACACTGTTTGACACGTTCAACCAGCGCGTCAGCACTGCGTCGAAGACGTCTTCTGAAATGACATTGAGTGGGACGCCCGATGAGTTGTTGGACGTCGTAGAGGGCCCTTCAGAGGGGATCGACCTCGATGAGTTCCAGCGCGTCTCTATCAATGTGATGAGTCTACCTGAAACGCATCCCGCTGTGGTGTTTCTGAAAGGTCGTGCATTCACTGAACACGAGATGCGCCGTCTGTATTACACCGACGACTTCAAATCAGTTGCCTCAATGATGAACGAGGAAGCGGGGTTGAACTTGCTTGCGAAAGAATCGCGCATCCTGATTCCGTTTGTGAACACTGATGGTGTTGTTGAGATGCTTCAGGGACGCGCATTGAAGGATTCGAAGATGAAGTACATCACCATCAAAGCGAATGATGATGTCGAGAAGCTTTATGGTCTATATGAGATGGATCCGGCCAAGACAACATATTGTGTCGAAGGGCCGCTCGACTCGCTGTTTGTTGACAACTGCATTGCGACCTGCGATGCGAACTTGGTGCGATCTAAGGCAGACGTGTTGATCTTCGACAATCAGTGTCGTAACCGCGACGTGTGTCGGTATATGGAGCAGGCGATTGAAGAAGGTCGGTCATTAGTTATCTGGCCATTCAGTCCTATGAAGAAGGTCGACATCAACGACATGGTCAAAGAAGGTATCACGCGTTCGCAACTGATGGGCGTGATCAAACAGTCAACCTACAAAGGCATGACTGCGAAAATGAAGTTCATGCAATGGAAGCGGCTGTAACAAGCCGCTAAACAATTCAACAATACACTACAGCGAGAAAGGTGTTAAATGACCTCAGCAATATTGACCGATGATGTAAAGCTTGAAATCCTGCGTCTGAAAAACGATAACCTTTCCATACGCGCAATCGCTCACGCACTCGACATCTCCAAGACCACAGTAGGTAACTTCCTGAGCAAGGAGACTTATGGTGACTGGTGGGCTAAGCATGAGAAGCCGATTGCTTCAGGTAGTCTTCATGACCACTATCACCAGATCAAGAAGTTGCCTGGTAATCGGTTCATCTTGACCTCTGCACAGAACTCGACCTACGTACATTCGAAGTTCCTGGCATCGCTTGAGACAATGGCGAAGAGTATTGACGCAACGATCATTGTAGGTACGTTCAGTTACAATGTGGATGGCTTTCAGAACTTGCAAAAATCTGAAGGTGAATGGTTTGACAGCAAGATCAAGAAATACATCGTCGATGAACCAATTCAACTTGCCGACGACCTGATCTGGTGTGGCGAGCTGAACGTTATCCCTACTGCTGTCAACCCGCTGAGTGGCTTTCACTCATACACCAAGAACTGTTCAGGGATCATCCCGCACGCCAAGGTTCAACTCGAATCGTTGCCGACCGCCAAAGATGAACCTGTACGCATCCTGTACACCACAGGTGCTGTCACCCAACGCAACTACATCCAGAAAAAGTCTGGACAGAAAGCATCCTTTCACCATATCTTTGGTGCGTTGATTGTCGAGATCGATGCCGACGGCGATTGGTTCGTGCGTCAACTGATCGCAGACACTGAGACTGGCGAATTCTACGATCTGGACCGCCTGTATACCCCTACGGGCGTTTCTGTTGCTCACCGCGTAGAAGCGATCAACTGGGGTGACATTCACGCTGAGAAGTACGATGCCAAGGTGTATGCCGCAAGCTTCGGTAACAAGGGCAGCATGATCGATTCGTTGATGCCTAAGTTCCAGCTAGTGCATGATGTCCTCGACATGCAAGCGCGTAACCACCACACAATCAATGACCCGTATGTCAAGTTCGCTCTGTATGTCCAGAACAAGGATTGGGTGTCTGAAGACGTTGCGCGTGTGTCGGACGTTCTGAATTTGATGTACAGGAGTTACTGCCAAACTGTGATTGTCGAGTCGAACCATGACCTGGCACTGCAACGCTGGTTGAAAACTGCTGACTACAAGACTGATCCAGCAAACGCGCTGTTCTTCTTGGACTGTCAACTTGCTACCTACAACGCAATCGCTGACGGTAATCAAGAGTTCTCTGTGTTCAAGTACGCGCTGACCAAACATAATCCTAAGCTGAGATCGGTACGGTTCCTGCGTACTGATGAAAGCTTCATGATTTGTGGTAAGGATGGGATTGAGTGTGGTGCTCATGGACATCTCGGCAATAACGGTGCTCGCGGTTCGATTAACGCATATCAAAAGCTTGGTACACGTTACAACATCGGGCATTCACACTCTGCGAACATTCGTGATGGCGTCTACCAGGCTGGTGTGAGTGCGAAGATGGATATGGGTTATAACCAAGGCGGTTCGTCGTGGTCTCATAGCCACATTGTGACCTACGCAAACAGCAAACGTACCATCGTCACGCTGAAGAACGGGAAGTGGAAGGCATGATTACTGAAGGTCTCGACTACGATAAGCATTACGCCACTTTTGATGCTACTGAGATTGGTAAGCTCGCAAGCAAACAGCGAGCGATCCTAAGCCAAATACATGAGATGAAGAGGAGTTGCAAACATCCCGAGAATCACCTGCAATGGTTGAGCCAGGGTGATGTCAATCTGTTCTATTGTGGATCTTGCGGAGTTTCTTTCACCTTAGACGCTAGAAACTCGATGGATGACTTCATTGCCACTGTTAGGAAACGAATGAAAAAGGAACTAAGTAGTAGTTGATCTTATCACACAAAGCGGGTACTCACCATGTATCATCAAATGACCTCAAGCTATACTCCGCCGCAATACACAGGGCCGCAAGTTGCACCACCCAATCACTTCTACTTCTACGATGATATCGGTGATACTAAGGACTATTGCGATCTTGTCTTTACCCTTGACCATGCTGCGCCAGGTGATGAGATTCATCTTCACTTGGCAACAGGTGGTGGTAACATGGAAGCGGCGATTGTGATTGTGCATGCAATCCTTCGTACTCAGGCAACCGTGATTGCTCATGCTGAAGCTGGCGTTGCAAGTGCTGGTACTATCATCATGCTCGCGTGTGAGAACATTGAGATTCATCCGTTCGCACACTTCTTGTACCATGATGGCAGTCTGACCAGTCCAGGGATGAAGTTCAGCGATAATCTGAAGCAAGCCCAGGCAATTGTTGAACTGTATGCGAAGCTCGCATATTCGATCTACGTGCCCTTCTTCACTGAAGATGAAGTGACACGCATCTTGAAGGGTGAAGACTTCTACGTGACGTCTGAGGACATGGCTGAGCGTGTGTTACGCGTGCTTGGTGGTGAAGACAGCGACGAAGTGGAAGAAAGCTAGTCCTGAATATCGGGTGGTTTCTTCGGTTATAAATGAAAGTTATAGGCAACATTCACTTTCAATAACCGTTTAGGAATCACCCGATATGTCTCTACTCAAATCAGAAGTTATTTGCAAAACCTGCGACACTCAATATATCCTTGTCTATCAAGAAGAGGATGCCCAAAATATCACTTGCTGCCCATTCTGTGCATCCCCTGTTGATGCAGCCGTCGACACCGATGGTGAAGAAGAATGACTATGATCGCCGGCCTCGACTGGTCGATGTCATGTCCAGCAATCTGCATTCACGATACAAAGACCCCACTTGAATTCAAAAACTGCACCTTCTACTTCTACATTGACAGTAAGAAGTACGACCAGTCCTACGGTAATATTCACGGCTTTAAAGCAACGTTGCACCACAGTGATGAAGAACGCTATGACAACATCGCGTCATGGGCGATTACTATCCTCAAGAGACATGGTGTGAAAGAAGCTTGTCTTGAAGGTTATGCAATGGGCGCTAGTGGTCGAGTGTTCAATATCGCTGAGAACATCGGTCTGTTGAAACATAAAATGTGGAAAGAAGGCATTGCTTTCATCACTCCTGCGCCGACTGCGGTGAAGAAACTGTTCACTGGCAAAGGTAATTCAAACAAGACTGCGATGTACGATGCCTTTCTAAACAAAGGCTTAGACGTTGACTTAGAGAAGCTGCTAAACTGTGCGTCCGACAAAAGCCCACTAGCCGACATCACGGATGCCTATGCAATGTGCGATTACTTTATTAACAATCCAAACAACTAAGGTGTAGTTCAACCCATGAAAGATATTTTTCTGATTAAAAGAAACGGTTCACGCGAACTGTTGGACATCAACAAGATTCACAAGGTATTAGTATGGGCATGTGACGGCGTAAGCAACGTTTCACCTTCTGAGATCGAAGCACAGGCTGGACTGAAGTTTCATGACGGCATGAAAACGTCTGACTTGCATACCTCGCTGATCGACTCAGCACACGAACTCATCTCGCCAGATTATCCGAACTATGACCTGGTCGCTGGTCGTCTGGTCATGCTGGCACTGCGCAAAGAAGTCTATGGACAGTTCGAAGTTCCTTCGCTGTACGGGATCGTTGAAAAGAACGTCAAGTCGGGTTGGTATCACAAAGACCTGTTGAACATGTACACGCCTGAGCAGTGGGCCAAGATTGAATCGTTTGTCAAGCATGACAACGACTTTAACTTCCGTATCTCGGGTGCGCGTGAGTGGCTTGACAAGTATTTGGTGCAGAATCGTAAGCAGAAGGTCTACCACGAAACGCCTCAAGTGGCCTACATCCTGGTAGCCGCTGTTCTGATGCGCAAGTACGTTGATCGCTTCGGCATCACGATGGTCAAAGGCTACTACAACCAGCTGTCTGAAGCGGGTATCAGTATCCCGAGTCCGATCGCTGCATCGATTCGTACACCGAACCCACAAGGCGCAAGCTGCACCCTGATTGAAATGGGCGATTCGATTGACTCGATTGGTGCGACCTATCAAGCAGTGCTGAAGTATGCGACTAACAAGGCAGGCATCGGTCTTGGCGTGTTTAACCTGCGTGCTGAGGGGCAGCCTGTTCGTAACGGTGACGTGACGACTACTGGCGTGATTGGCTTTGCTCAAGCGTCACGAGCGATTGTAGGGGCTTCTAGTCAGGGCGGCATGCGTAAGGGTAGCGAGACTTACTACCACAACATCTGGCACTTGGATGTTGAGAAGCTGCTGGTACTGAAGAACAACAAAGGCACTGAAGAAACACGCATTCGTCACGCTGACCACGCATTCAACCTGAACGGTTATCTGTGGAAACGTATTCTCAAGCGCGAAGCCGTCACCCTGTTCTCCCCTGAGGAAGTTCCACTGCTTCAGAAGGCGTTCTGCGATGACCAAGTTGAGTTTGCGCGTCTGTATGAGCTGTATGAGAAAGACGAAACCAAAACCCGTCGTATCATCGAAGGTAGCAAACTGCGTGACATGATCGCTACCGAGCGTTCTTCGACCTCGCGTGTTTACTTCCACTTCGTCGACAACTCGAACGAACAGGGTAGTTTTGTTGCTAAGAACGCACCTATTCGCATGTCGAACCTGTGCACTGAAGTGACACTGCCGACCATCGAACTGATGAGTCTTGAGGACATGAACGCGCTGATCAGTCTGTGCAACCTGAGTGCAATCAACTGGGGTGCAATCAAGAAGCCGTCTGACTTCGAAGTTCCTTGCCGTCTTGCTGTGTTCGCACTTGACGCCTTGCTTGACTATCAGCCATACTTGCTGCCCGCTGCGAAAAACAGCACTGACTGGTATCGTCCTCTGGGCATCGGCGTAAACAACCTCGCTTACTTCCTGGCTAAACGTGGTCTGAAGTTCGATGAAGGTGCGTTTGAAGTTGTCGATGAATACATGGAAGCGATGGCGTTCTATCTGACTCAAGCGTCGGTTGAACTTGCTGAACTGTACGGTGCATGCGGTAAAGTTGAAAACACCAAATACGCTCAGGGCATCTTCCCTCAAGACGTGCGCAAGAAAGGCATTGATGAAGTTATTCCTCATGTTGAGCGTATGCCGTGGGAGCCGTTGCGTGCGCGCATGAAGGTATCGGGCATTCGTAACGCGACCTTGATGTGCAACATGCCGTCTGAAACGTCTTCGCGTGTGCAGAACATGACTAATGGTCAAGAGCCTGTTCGCAACCTGATCGTTGCTAAGTCTGGTACTAAGTTTGTTGTGCCTGAGTATGATCGCCTGAAGCACAAGTACCAACTTGAGTGGGACGTTAATCTTCACGGTTACATCAAAATCTCCTGCATTATGCAGAAGCGTATGGATCAGGCTATCTCGCTGAACACTCGCTACGACAACACTAAGTACCCTGACAACAAGGTACCGGCGACCGTGATTCTGAATGACATGACATTGATCTATAAACTCGGCGGGAAAACTGGCTACTACCACAACAACCGTAAGATGATCAAGACCGAAGAGGAGAAGAGTCTTGCGCTTGATTGTGCTGTGCCAGAAGTAGTTGAGCAAGAAGACGAAGCGTCCTGCCCGTCCTGTGTAATCTAACATCAAACATGGCCGAGGTAACACTCGGCCTTTCTAGGAGTTTCAATGTCTGTTCTATACTTCCGTGATGTAAACGGTACTTACAAGCCTAAGATGTTTTTCGATGAGGCTGGCACTGTTGACATTCAGCGCTATGACGTCGTCAAGTATCCGATGGTTAAACGTCTGACTGAAAACCAGTTGGCCAACTACTGGCGACCAACTGAAGTCAACATGTCTCAAGACAAGATTGACTACAACGACTTCACCGAAGCTGAGAAGCATGTTTTCTCATCGAACCTGAAGCGTCAAATCATCCTCGACAGCGTTCAAGGCCGTGCCCCTGCACTGTGTTTCTTGCCGATTGTGTCTGACTCATGGGCAGAGGCATTCATCAACGCATGGAACTTCTACGAGGGCATCCATTCGAGCAGCTACACGCATATCATTGAGAACGTCTACGCCAACGCCTCTGAAATCTATGACACGATGAAGGAGATCCGTGAGATCGCCGAGTGTTCTGACGACATCAGCAAGTACTATGACGAACTCCTGCGGTGCATCAAAGAATACGACTACGGCGACTATCGCACCAAGAAAGCGTTCTACCTGTGCATGGTTGCAGTCAACGCCCTTGAGCAGATTCGGTTCCATGTAAGTTTCGCTTGCACCTTCTCGTTTGCCAACCGTGGTAAGATGAAGGGTTCTGGTGAGATCGTTACACTGATCCGTCAAGACGAAGCGTTCCACTGTGGTTTCACTCAGTTTGTCCTGCGTCAGAGTCCGAAAGAAGACCCTGATATGGCGAAGATCGCGATTGAATGTCAGGCTGATGCCGAAGCAATCCTGTATGCTGTCTATCGTCAAGAACTTGAGTGGATCAAGTATCTGTTCAGCAAAGGCCCGATTGTCGGTCTGACTGAACAAGAGCTGATCGTTTACTTGCAATACCATGTAGGTAAGTGCATGCGCCGTAATGGTGTTGAGCCAAACTTCACCGTTCCGGTTAAAGAGCCTATCCCTTGGATGCGCAAGTTCCTGAATGAAACTGGTGATGATGATCAACCTGCACCACAGGAAGACACTATCCTTCAGTATCAAACCGGCCAAGTTGATATGAACGTTGATGAAACTGAGCTTGATACTGACTTCTAATCACATGTATAATAGCCTGACGCACTATTGCGTTGGGCTTATATATTATTAGGAGTGAAGTATGGCTGTTATTGGATGGTTGATCATTACATTTGCTGGAGCGTTCTTTTGTATCGGTGGCCTTGTGTTGCTGTTCATAGGTAATGCATTCAGTGGCAGGTTCTGTTTTGAAGCTCTAATCCCTATGGGTATCGGTGCAGCACTGGTATATGCATCGTACACACATATGCCATTTACTGTGAGTCTGGTTCAATGAACGCACACGAGATGTACACCCTGATCCAAGAAACTCAAGCATGTGAGGGGCTCGAAGAGTGGTTGAAAGATCACTTACTCCCACGCATGCGCGCAAGTTCAGACATGCGCGTCAGGATCGATTCTAAGCGAGTTCCTTGGGATCGTGTTAGCTTCATTCGCGACATGGAGAATCTAGGTTACGTGATGGACTATGACTGCGAAGACCGCCCGTGTGCTGAACCTTACTACACGATTGCCCTCGTGTTTAACAAATTCATCATAAACCCTCGCTAAACAAATCACATTATACACCTCTGGAGTTACATATGAAGGCATTGATCTATGGCCGTCCTGGCTGCACCTTTTGCGAAAAGGCAAAAGTGTTGTGCAAGATGAAAGGTATCGAATTCGACTATAAGGTAGTCGGTGACGATATCCAGAAAGAACAACTTGAAGAAATGGTCGGTACATCGATCAGTTCTGTCCCACAAATCTTCCTGACCGCTGAAGGTATGTCTGAATACATCGGTGGTTACACTCAACTTGAGGCGCGTCTGAATGGCAAATCCTAAAAAGTTGTCGCACGAATGGATCGAGAACCAAGTTCTGACTGAAGAGTACCTCACTCGTGGTGATCGTTTCATGATGTGCATCATTTACACCAGGGGTGGCTATTACGTCACTGGTGAAAGTGCACCGATCAACCCTGAAGAGTTCAAAGATGAACTGGGTCGCAAGTACTCGCGTGAGGAAGCCCTCGACAAGATCTGGCGCATTGAAGGTATGATCGCACGCAAACAACACTACGGTGATGATGCTGAAGTTCTGGAAAGTGTTTCAAACTCTGCACCACTTGAAGCCACAGAACTGCCAGAAATCCCTGCGCATGTCTTCGAGGAAGAAGACGCACACATCCTCGACCAATTCGCTCATAACGGTAACTAATCATGACAATCAAACAAGGTGACGTCGTTTTCTTGAACAGTGGTAGTCCTGAAATGACTGTTGAGAAACTTGTAGGCGTCAAGGCAACATGCTCATACGTGGATGACCTAAACGATATTCGAATTGTCAATTTCGACGTCGCATGTCTGACCCACACTAATCCTAAGGAACCTGTATGACCGTTACTGCTGAAATCATTGCTGACTCCATTAATGAAGATGGTGTCCGTATTACGACCTTCGTCCTCGACTATCCGCGCATCGTTCACGCCGAGCTGATGACTCACCGTGAGTTCTCGCGTAATGCCGCAAGTTCACGCGCTATCCCTACAAAGGCTGTGCTTGATCGTGTCATGAACGACCCTGCAATGCCTGTTCACTTCGGTAAGAACCAGACTGGTATGCAGGACGCTGGTGAACACTTCGAACTGATCAACGGCTACACACCTCAAGAATGGTGGAAGCTGATGGCACTGAGCGCTGCCAAGTTCAGTGAAGGTTTTGCTGAAGCGGGTTATCACAAGCAAGTCGCCAACCGTGGTACTGAGTTCGCCCAGAACATCAAAGTGGTTGTGACTTCGACTTCATATGACAACTGGTTCTGGTTGCGTCATTGCGAGATGGCTGATCCGACCATCAAAGTCCTGGCTAACGTGATGCTTGCTGCATACAACGAAAGTTCGCCGCGTCTATTGCTACCTGGTGAGTGGCACGTTCCGTTCTACTTCGACGGCTACTGGAGCGAGTTCCTTGAAGGTAGCGGTACAGATGTTCATGAGTACACCCTGGCTGAAGCCCTGAAGATCAGTTCGTCATGTTGTGCCCAAGTGTCGTATCGTAAGAGTGATGACAGCCTTGAGAAAGCTGTAGGGCTCTATGATCGTCTTGTAGGGGCCGATAAAGTACACGCTAGCCCGTTCGAGCACCAGGGTACTCCAATCGAGAAACCGCGCTTGGGTGATAGTGCATATGAGCATTTGACCGAATGGCAGGAGGGTATCACTCACATGGATCGCAAAGGTGTCTTCCATTCAGGTAACTTCAAAGGCTGGATTCAGCATCGTCAACTGATCCCGAACCATGTGTGCGAAAGCTTCAGCTACATCGAAGAATAATCCTCACACAAAATGCTTGACAAGGGCCTTCGGGCCCTTTACCATGGACACATCAAAACAAACAACGTGAAGCAGGAGTTACATCATGAACATCGCACAGAACGTCTACGCTGATAATGGCTACAAATCTCGTGCCCACTATCTGCGTTCGCTCGCTGAAGAAAACGGCGTTGATGAAGATGCTGTGTTTGTACTCGCCAACGTCTACGGTCCTAATGAAGACTTCGATGGTCTTGTGACTGCTGTTGCTGACCTCGCTGACGACTTCTAAGTCCAACAAATCCTTTGACAAGGGGCTTCGGCCCCTTTACTATGCACGGAATAAATGTGAAGAGGGGATCATCATGTCACTTTACGCCGAACACAAAAAGCCTTTGGTTGACCTCGAAAATCGCAAAACTGTTTCGCACATCGAGTATGACTACCAAATCAAAGCCCGCGCTCTGAGCCTTCGGGTGTTTGCGAATGCTTTGATGTGTATCGAAGCGAACCACCAACATCACACGATGTACGATGAATACGACGGGTATAAAGGCTCAGCACTTGAGCAAGATAACCTCGTGGCAATCCAACTTCTCAAAACCTCATTAGGACTGTAATCATGTTAGATGAAAGCCGCGTTCGTGCTATTGCACAGCGCTACATTGACCCACTCCGTAATGCCGACTGCGCTGATGATCGCAGGTTCATGCTTGAGAACGCCATCCGTGAGGCTTTGATGGAAGATCATCACAAGCGTCACCAACAGCAGCCTAATGCAGGCTGCCTCTAATGTCCACTGTACTGATTGAAGGGCGTTTCGTCGTCTGTGCGGCTGTTCGTTATGGCAAGGTCATCATTGCAGGTGCACGTCACTTTGATATGGTCATGCATTCACAACTTGACCGTATGAACGAAGACCGTCTGATCGAATCGGATGGCCTTGGTGAGTATGAAGAAGGCTTTATCGACCAGTTCGGTGTCTTCATGGATCGCAGTGAGGCTTACAAGATCGCTCTGGCTGGTGGTCAACTCAACAAGCGCCGTCTGAAGTCTGGTAATCAGGGTTCGACCGAACTGTTCAGCGAGGATTTGTATTGACATGAAAACAGTCATACATGTGAACCAACATGTTATCAAGTCGAACGCGAAGAACGGTGAGAACAAACCGACTCTTACTGTGAAGACGTACAAGGAAAATCGTTACGCGCATGAGGTCGAGATTAAAGGCCCTAGTCGCGTAGTCTATTCACCCGATAAGCCTCTTGCTTGTGGTGCTCGCGTATGGATCGAAACTGAAGCCGAGGTAATTACATCATGAGTGAACGTATTCTCTATTACTCTGGTGAAGACCCTAACAAAGCATCGCGCATCGCGAATTTGGTACTTGCTCACACACAGCGCGAAAACCGCGAGCTGAAAGCCCTTCTGCGTACCGCTCAAGAGCGTTTGCTTGACATGCTGAAGATGGACGACGGTCAAGCGTTCAGTGAAGCTACCAAGTTCGTCAAGCGTCTTGACGCATACTTCGAAGACAAAAATAAATTGGATGTAGTGTGATTAGCGCTTGACGCATTGCATTCTGTGTACTACAATTGGGGCCTGACAGCGTAACCAACAGTGACTGAGACCTTATATCATGATCGTTCAAATCGATAAAGACCGTTTCAACTCTTTGATGTCCGATGCAGTTGCGTTCAACCATGTTATTGGTAGCCTCGTGTTCACTGAAGTTGTTAAACTGGGTAAGACAATCGCCATCTGTATTGGTGAAGGTGAGTCCCAACAATTCCTGGAGCAAAAATGAACCGTTTGTTAGCAAGTGAAATGGCTAAGCGCGTGCGCGTTCAACGCGTGATTCGCCAGTATGATAACGTCAACCGCTTCATGCATTCTGTTGAAGAGGCGTTCATCAACTCTAAGCTTAGTGTCGTTGCTGTCGTACTGAGTCAGGTTAACGTTGAGAACAGGTTGCGCGTGAATACGCTTGATGAACTTGGCCGCGAGGCTACTCTAGAGGAACATCAAGAGTTGTTTACAATGCTGGGCTTCCCTACCAACTGCTTCAGATGTCTTGAAGGTGAAGGCGAGCCAGGTGAAGCTTACATCCAAGTCTGTCTCCCACATCCATTTTTGAGGTAATCGTTATGAAAACTCTTGTACAGTTGTCCGAAACAATCCGTGACCATCTGATCAAACAACGTAGCAAAAGCGTAAGCGATCATGGTAGTTGCAAATACCGCAGTGAGGCAGGCTTGATGTGTGCAGTCGGTTGCCTCATCAATGATGATGCATATGACCCTGACCTTGAAGGTAAGATGGCAGACGACCCGTCTATCACTGATGCGCTCAAACTGTCTGGCGTGTTGGTTGATGAAACAGCGTCTCAACTGTTTCGCGCATGGCAGTCGTATCACGATTCGTTTTATGAAAGTTGCGACGTGCTGTCGACTAAAACCTATCGCTACACTGACTGGGTTAATAAGCCGAGCGATGAGCCAAACAGCCCTACCCACTTCCACGATATGATTCTCAAGGAACTGACCGTATGACTCTCCTGCAAATCTCCGAAAAGATCCGTGACCATCTGATCAAACAGAAGGCGAAAAGCGAAACTAACAATGGTACATGTAAGTATCGCAACATCAACGGTAACATGTGTGCCGTCGGTTGTTTGATCCCCGATGAAGTCTACAGCCCTGAACTTGAAGGCAAGGCTATGGGGCGCGAAGAGATCATCACCGCCGTTGGCTTGTCGCTGAAAATGAAGCTCGATGTGGACACACTCGCATTGTTGAAAGCTTGGCAGAACTACCACGATTCCGCATACGCGCAGTACGAAGACGGTGAACCTGTATTCCGCATTAATTACGGGCGTTGGATTCAAGAAGGTGCAGACGCCGGTAGTCCAGACTCTCCATCGACAATGCATGAGCACCTGAAAACTCGCGAACGGTACGACATGACCGGTGAAATCACCAAGCGTCATATCAAACAAGTTTCAGGCTATATTGCTGACCACTTGCTCAAGCAAGGCAAGCAAGCAGCCGGTGAACACGGTTCGTGTCAGTATCGCACCTCTGATGGTTGCATGTGTGCTGTCGGTGCGTTGATCGATCCGAAACTCTACAGCGAGGATCTCGAAGGTGTCAATCTATCAGCCCTCGGTGTTCGCTTGGCTGTAGCAAAGTCGCTTGGGGTTGGCATATCTGAGATTGACTACAACACACCGATGTATGAAATGATGCGTGCATGGCAGCGCTATCACGATTACCGTGAGTCGACCTTCTCCAAAGAAGAAATCAGTTACAAAGCGCGTGAAATCGAACTCATGCTTGACAACAAACACAAACACCCTGACCTGAAGGATTGAAAGAAATGAGTGAACGTAAACTAGCGCGTTTGGTTGTGCTGGATGAAGTAATTGCACACCCAAACGCTGATGCCCTTGACATCGCCACAATCGGTGGCTGGCGTGTAGTTGCTCAGAAAGGTTTGTATGTGACTGGTGATATTGCCTGTTACTTCGAAGTTGACAGCTGGATTCCACATGAGATCGCACCGTTCCTGTCGAAAGACAAAGAGCCGAAGGTCTACGAAGGCGTCAAAGGTGAGCGTCTGCGCACCATCAAACTGCGCGGTGAGATCAGTCAAGGCTTGTTGATCCCTGTGAAAGAGTTGCCTAACGGTGATGCTATCGCTGTTCAGTTGGCCGATGACCTGTTGGTAGGCACAGAAACTGACCTGACTGAAACCCTGGGCATCCTGAAATGGGAACGCCCAGTCAATGCGAATCTTGCAGGGTTGGCCAAAGGCAACTTCCCGCAGTTCATCCGCAAGTCCGATCAGGAACGGGTGCAGAACCTCAAGCGTCAGTATCAAGACGCTGTTGACTCTCAGGAAGAGTTCAACGTTACCTACAAGCTTGATGGTAGCAGCTTCACAGGCTATGTCAAGAAAAATGCTGAGGATGTTGTTGTCACTGGCGTTTGCTCGCGTAACCTGGAGCTGAAGTTTGAAGGCAATGAGGAAAACCTCTTTGTCAAGACCTTCAACAAATACAACCTTGACGACAAACTGCGCACCTATCATGCCGTGACTGGTCGTAACATTGCACTTCAAGGTGAGATGGTTGGACCTGGTATCCAGTCAAACTTCGAAGGCTTGGATGACGTTGAGCTGTACGTCTACAACGTGTTTGACATCGATGCTCAGCAGTACATGTTGCCTGGTGAGGCAAGGCATGTCTGTGATGATCTTGACTTGCAGATGGTCCCTACGTTCAGCGTGCGCATGATGTTGCCTCCTACTATGGCCGAAATCTTGGCTCTGGCCGATGGTGACAGTGGTTTGAAAGGTAAGTTTCGCGAGGGCTTGGTGTTCAAGTCGTTGACTCGCAACTGGCAGTTCAAGGCAATTTCGAACCGTTATTTGATCAAACAGGGCGATTGATTTGAAATAGAGGCTTTACTTTGTCGAACGACGTGTTAGAGTGCGCATCTCGACAAAGTAAAGCTCAACTAACAAAGGAGACGATATGCACGGGATCTACAAAATCAAAGTTGTTAAAGTCAGTGATGGTGAGGAGTTGTTTTCGTACCACGCATGCACTCACCCTGATAAAGGTGATACTATCATCAATGATAAAGGTCACAAACTCTTAGTATCCGCTATCCGCCACGTCCTGAAAGAAGATCGAAACGGTGGCGGCCCTACGTACACCGCGTTCAGTCACGTTGAAGTTCTGGTAGCGAAGTAATCATGGCACACAAGAAACTGATCAAACTCAATAGTCCACAACTGTGGTATCAAGAGCAAAAGAACGGTTTGGTTGAAGCTGTAGTGATTGAGAACTTTGGCAGTGGTCCTGCGTTCTGGCGACTCTGGGTTCCAGCTAACGGCGATAATGGCAAAGTTGTTAAAGCTATTGTCAAGCGTATGGCCAGTGACTACAATATCGACCTGCAACATTCATCGTTGCTCATGAGCAATCGCAACCCAATCAATGATCTACCTATGAAGGATGCAAAGTGATGGTTGAAATTCACCTGAGTTGGAGCCCGCTGCAACTGTACATGGCAATCGTAGTGCTGACTGTGACTGCGTTACTCACCCTGCACAGCTTTCGCCAGCACAAGAAGTATGTTGCACTAGCTACCCTGGTTCTCGCTGCTGTAGTGGGTCTCAGCGCGTTTGACGTAGGCACTCGCCAAGCTGATCTTGGTCGCAACAAATTCGATGTCGAAACTCCTGTTTTGACTATTGACAAAGTTGAAAGCACGCACAATACTGCGGCTTCCATCAAACAGCAATTCGAAGATTCCCTCAAACTCAAGGAAACGAAGTAACATGTTTAAGAAAATGATTGTTTGTGCAGTACTCGCCCTGGCAATGGTTGGTTGTGGTAAAGTGACCGTTCCGCCAGCAGCAAAAGGTAAAGTGTTGTCGGCCGCAGGCTACTCCACTGATGTCAAAGAGACTGGCAAGTACTGGCTCTGGTGGACTGAAGACATGGTGATCCTTGACACCAGTACTCAGACCATGGCCGAGGCGATCCAAGTCAAGATGGCCGACGACCTGACCCTGAACCTGCAAGTGCGCTTCCGTACTCGCATCAACGGTAATGAGAAGGTGATCAACTCGATGTTCAACGACATCAAGCACCAGCAATTCCAGGTGACGCTGCCGATGGTCTACGGTGTGTACGGTAAGGACATGGTCCAAACTGTATCGCGGTCTGTCTTGAGTAAGTACAAGGTGACCGAAGTTGCCAACAACTACGACAAGATCAGCAACGACCTGACCGATCAATTGCGCAAAGCGATGGCGAACAGTCCTCTGGAAGTGTCGAACATCACGATGGCGAACATCGACTATCCTGACGTAATCGATAACGCGATCCAGAAGCGCAACGAACGTGAGATGGCGATTGAAACCGAAGCAAACAACCAGGCTGTGAAGATGGTTGAACGGGCAAACGAACTGCTGCTTGCTGCCAAAGACTACGACATCCGCATGAAACGTGCTGAGACTGTTCGTGACGAAAACAACATCACCGCCGCGGGCATCACGCCTACTCTGCTGCAATACCGTCAGCTGGAAGTGATGGAGAAGATGGCCGAGAACAAGGCAGCGATCTTCGTACCATACGAAGCAATGGGTAGCAGCGGTCTGAGCAACCGTGTCTTCGCCAAGTAACACCTAAGCGTCACCCGAAAAGCCCTCTTTGTTTGAGGGCTTTTCTTTGTCTACTCAAAAAGAACTTGCTGTATAGACTAAGGCAGTGTAGACTTCCTGCACTATCAACATAACCCTGAGAAGTAGAACCCGTGATCAAGTATATTATCGGTAATGTTACCTACGACATTGAGAACAAACAATTCCCTGCTGGTGAAGTGGGTATTGGCCTCAACAGTGAAAAGCCTTCTGGTTGGGGTCATCCTGAAGTAACCGAAGCCACTGTTATTGCGTACCTCGCAACAAATGACGACATCATGAAGTTGCTGTTTACAGTGGATGCGTTGCGTCGTGAATACGTCGGCATCAAGTTGAAAGCGCGCATCCCTTACATGCCGTATGCGCGCCAGGATCGTGTCTGCAATCGCGGTGATGCTCACAGTGCAGCGGTAATGGCGGAACTTATCAACAACCTGGGGTTCGAACAAGTCGTCGTACTTGATCCACACAGCGATGTAATGTCCGCACTGATCAAAAACATCGTCGTTATCGACCAGATCGACATCTTCCGTCGTGTGCACAGCAACTGGTCGAATATCCACATCGTCGCGCCTGATGCAGGTGCATACAAGAAGTCGGCAGCGTTCGCCAAAGCAGTCGGTGCAAAAGGTGTTATCGTCTGCAACAAAGAACGCGACATGGCTACTGGTCACATTACAAGCCTGACAATGTCTGCCGATGTAACTGGTTTGAACTTGTTCGTACTTGACGACATCTGCGACGGTGGCCGTACTTTCATCGAACTCGCCAAACTGACTACTGCCGCAAATCGCGTTGAACTTGCTGTAACTCACGGCTTGTTCACTAAAGGCGCTGATGTAGTTGCGAATGAATTTGATCGTGTGTACACTACGACAAGCTTCAAAGGCGCTGCAATCAACAACATGCCTGCCAACATGGTTTACTTCCCCTGGTAAGCAGCAATTCCTAACTTCGTTATTATTTCACATGAAAGGAAATTGAAACAATGAAACTGCAACCTCTGTCAGCAACCGACGCGTATAAACTTGGTCACCGCGCAATGATGCGCATATTCACTACTTTCCTGTCTTCAAATTTCACCCCTCGCAGTGACCGCCTGTTCAAAGGTGGCCCACTGTTCGACAAGAAGATGGTTGTGTTTGGTGGTCAAGGTTTCGCGTCCGAATTCCTGGTTGAAGCGTTCAATGAACAGTTCTTCAACCTACCAAAAGAACAAGCTGTTGCGCGCTATCAACGTCGTTGTAACAACATGATGGGCCCTGGCGTTATCCCTGCTGACGGCTTCGCTCAACTGCATGATCTGGGCTATCTGCCGCTGCTTGTACGCGCTCTGCCAGAAGGCAGTCGCGTCAGCATGAAAGTTCCAACAATGATGATCAACAACACTCACCCTGACTTCGCCTGGTTGGTCAACTACATCGAACCGACTCTATCGAACTCGAACTGGAAATCCAGTCTCAACGCGACCATCGCCTACGAATATCGCCGCGTGTTCGAACACTTCGCTGAACTGACTGGTACGCCGAAAGAAGCGATCCAGTGGCAAGGTCACGACTTCTCTTCTCGCGGTATGTCGGGTCCTGAAGATGCTGCGCGTTCGGGTGCTGCTCACTTGCTGTCGTTCACTGGCACTGATGTGGTATCGGCTATCGACTACGTGGAAGACTACTACCACGCCGATTCCGACAACGAACTGATTGGTGGTAGTGTACCTGCTACTGAACACAGCATCAGTTCCAGCAACATCCTGTTCCACGTTCGTGCACTGCGCGAAGAAATGCCTGGCATGACCGATGAACAATACCTGTTGCTCGGTGAAGTTCGCTTCCTGCTCGACTACATCACTCGCATCGTGCCTACAGGCTTTGCCAGCTATGTTGCTGACACCTACGATTACTGGGGTTTGCTGACTCAGCTCTTGCCTACTCCGGGCGTCAAAGAGGCAATTATGGCGCGTGATGGTCGTTTGGTCATTCGCCCTGACAGCGGCAATCCAATCGAAATCATCTGCGGTTTACATGTTCTGGCTGATGAGTTCGATAGTGTTGATGCATTCTACAAAGCGTATGACTTCGAAACCGCAAAGCTGAGTTCTATCGGTAAGGCTCAAGTTGTTCGTATTGGTGATCAGTATCGTCGATTTGATCGTGTTGACCCAAGCCGCGTAGCAGTTGGTGAAGTTATACCAGATCACGAAGTCAAAGGTTCTATCGAACTGCTGTGGGAAACCTTCGGTGGTACTTACTCCGACAAAGGCTTCAAACAACTCGACACTCACATCGGTCTGATCTACGGTGACAGCATCACCCTGGAACGTCAGTGGGAAATTCTGCAACGTCTGATGGATAAGGGCTTCGCAAGTGGCAATGTGGTACTTGGCATTGGCAGTTACACTTACAACTATTCAACTCGTGATACTTTTGGTAGTGCTGTTAAAGCCACAGCTACTGTCATTGACGGTGAATTTATTGAGCTGTTCAAAGATCCGAAGACTGGTGACGCGCTCAAGAAGTCGGCTAAAGGTCTTCTGCGAGTCGAGAAAGAAGGTGATGAGTTCGTCTTGTACGACCAACAACCGATGAGTGATATCGACAACCTGGGTGCGATGGAGATTCTGTTCCACAACGGTGTTGTATCTGAAACAAGTCTGTCCGAGATTCGTCAACGCCTGATTGACTAATATCAACTAACTGAATAAGGGGTCGCAAGGCCCCTTTTCTTCGATTCAAGGAATATTACCATGGCACGTAAGAAACTGCTTAACCTCGTTCAGACTTTCCTGACCGAGTATCCACGCGAAGGTTGTGTCGCTATCACACAAGACGGTGACGGCGGCATTTACTACTGGCGCAAAACTCCCAAGTTCGACGATGATTCCGATCAGTGGACTTACGGTCGCGGTTCGAACTCGTCGACCGCTGACGCTTTATGTCAAGGTGTTTACCACCCGTCTAAACCTGGAAGTTCTGATCCGCTTGAACTTGAAGCCTCGATTGACTATGACACTGCAATCATCACCCGTGACATGTTCGATGAAGCTATGATCAAGCCTAAAGGTGACCTGCGCGAATGGCGTGATCGCATTATCGAGATCCGCGAACTGCAAGAAAGCCTCAAGGTTGAGATGCAGACTCTGGTCAAGAGCATCGAACTCGAAGGTTTCAAAATCGACGTTAGCTCACTACCAAGGACTCGGTAATCATTATGAAACACCTCTACTACACAGGCGTTGGCTCACGCGGGACGCCAAAGACCCAATGTGAAGTCCTCAAAGCCCTTGGCAGTCGTCTCGCACACGCGCACTACACACTGCGTTCGGGTGGCGCTGAAGGGGCTGACACAGCGTTTGAGGACGGTGCAAAGCAATATCTGATCCGTAGTCCGAAACAGTTCTACGACATCTACCTGCCGTGGGATGGCTTTGAAGGTCGAAAGAAGGGTTTGAATTATACAGTCCCTGAACAAGTCCCTGCGGTGATTTGGGAAAAGGCGGTTCAGATCGCTAAGAGTGTGCACCCCGATTGGAATGCATGTTCGAAAGGTGCTAGAACCCTACACACACGTAATGTGTTTCAGGTGCTTGGTCATTCACTTGACGACCCATCGAAGTTCCTTATATGCTGGGCGCCGGTTGATCGTAAAGGCGTTCCTGAAGGTGGTACCGCCACTGCATGGAGAATCGCCAAAGAACATAACGTTCGCTGCTTCAACATCAACACAACGTTTGATCTTTTCGAACTTAGTGATTTCCTACTTGACTTGAAGGTTGCATAATGCGTACAAACGACTACTTCACAACTAAAGACATGCAAGCTCACGGCTCAGAGATCTGGAGTCGAGTGCGTGCGAAACTGCGCGCAGAAGGTCACACGATTGTTGATGGTTATGGCGTGTACAGTCATGCTATAAATGACCGGCACTACATTTACCTTAGTCAAAATGGCAGCCTGGTCCATACTAAGGAAAAGCCTAAAGGCCTTCAAATGGACATCGCCAAGTTCCTGGGTCTCGGCAAGTTCAAAGCATTGAAGATCAAAACTGGTAATGACAAAGACGTCATCCGACAAGCGTTTCAGCACTTGGTCAACCTTGGCTTCAGTGATCGAAATCTAGGTTCAATCATTCACACCTTCAACGGCCCTTTGTATGGACTCATCGGTGACACTGATGGTGTTATCTATTCCATCCAAACTCAAAACGCGTTTGATGATAAGTTCAGTAGCGTCGATGAAATCATCTTTGATGTCGAAGTCAAGACCGTTGTGTCGAACTTCAGACCTAAACGTAAACAGATCAACTTGTTTGGTTATGATGTGCATGAAGACATCTTCATGCAGTTCCTGAAAGACAACGCAATAAAAAGCGCGACCTAAGCCGCGCTTTGTTTACTTACCTGTCCGCCATTCTTCGGAACTTGTGGTTCTGATTAGACGTGTTAGTTGACTTCTGGCCACCACCTTGGTTAATGTTGTTCACAGTTGTTTGTGGCGCATTAACCATTACTGGTGATGCTGCTTGCGCTTGGGTTTGACGCTCTGCGCGCTGAACGTTCGCTGATGCAGCTTGCGACCCTGTAGGCTGCTCTTGTGGACTCAGCGGTACCATCGTAGCAACACCCTCATTCACTCGAAGCAGGTTTGTTGAGCTAGTCATGTCTTTGAGATCTTGACTTGCCTGATCAATCGCGGCTGGATCAAGTTTCAGTGGCTCAGTCGGATCAGATGAGAACAACGGACCAATACCTGGAATGTTGCTGATCGTCTGCTTCCATTCAGAGAATTTCTTTTCAATTGTTTCAATGACCGTTTTAAAGGTCGATGTGATTGAATCGAAAATACCCATGATCTTATCGACCACTCCAGTGTACGCATCAACAAGCCCAGATTTAACATCTTCGACTTGACTTTTCAGTGATGCAACAACTTCACCATACATGTCAGTCACATAGGTTGTGGCATCGTTGATCATCTTCATGACCATATCAGGGAAGCCCATGAAGAACTCATGTATCTTCTTGGTCAGCCCTTCTGTGTTAATCAGATCGACACCAAACAGTTCAAGGACGTCATCGAAGATTCCTACAATCGATGCAATGACATTGGCAATACCAAGCGAGATGCGTTCGCCCATACTGATCTGGCTGTCTGCTTTACCTAAGTACTCACTTGCATTAAAGAATGCATCAAAGAAGTCATAGATCGCCATGATCACAGTAACAGGCAACGCAAGTTTTCCTGCAAGCTTGAGTGCGACTGTACCAATACTTGTAAAGAACTTGATGATACCTTTAATCGGTTTCAACATCGTGGCCAGAATACCACCAGCAGCAAGTAAGCCACCTGCGGCGAATAGACCACCTATACCAGTAAGGAACATCTTACCGATACTACCCATGATCGACGACAGCAACCCACCACCATTTGTATGCTCAGGATCACGCACGCCGTGTGTGTCGAGCTGATCGGGAATCGGTGTAGGTGCGGTCGTGGTATCAGTGTCACCCATGTTATCCAGTTTACCATCACGGCGCGACTTCTCAGCAGCTTCCTCGTTGGCAATACGGGTTTTCTCGGCTTCCTCAGACTGTTGCATTGAAAGTTCTTTGATAGCCTCTTCAATGCGACTGACAGGTTCATCGCTCCAGATATCAACCAGCATCTTAATTTCACGGTCGATACTTTCAAGAATTTCTCTTTGAATGGTGTACTGGTTACTACCTTTGCGTTTCTTGTCAGCTTTGTCCTTTTTCTTCTGACCGTCTTCGGTTGACTTAGCAGTCTCTTCAGCCAGTTGCTCAGCCTGTTCAGCAGCTTTGAACTGTTCATCCAAGAACGCTTTTTGATCGCGAAGCAATGCAATCTTCTTAGCGGCCTCAAGCTTTGCGCGCCGACTTGCTTCAGCAGATGAGCGCGACATATCCCGAACCATCTTGACGCCATAGCCCATCAGAGGGTTCGCAGTCATCAGGGCAGAGATCAGGGTGTCCGACGATGGGATCGACTTACGTAGGGACTCAGCGGTCTTCTCATAGACCTGCATCCCTTTAGAGCCTTCTTGCTCGGCTTTGCTCAGGGCATCAATCACGCTGCTGTAAACGACGGTCATTTTACCCGTCTTGTCACCTGCGTTGATTTGCCCGGCCACAAGGTCACGACGAATCTGTTTCAGTTCGGCCATTGACTTGCGTTGAAAACCTTTGTCACCACCATGTTGCAGGTGAATGGACTCCTTGATGAGATCCTCAAGGATGTTTGCCACTTTGGTAGGATCAGTTTCATTGCGTAGTGCGTTACTGCGCCGCATCGAGCGCAGGTCTAGTAGAATATCTTTAAACGACATGATAAACGGTTCCTGTTTATGGCGTGTATAGAACTATTTACTAGACCTACGGACGACGGGTTATTTGGCGTTTTTGTACTGTTCCATTTTTTGATTCATGAGCATCATGTAAATCTCGCGTTCCCAAGGTAACATCCCGTCGAGATCGGACAACCTGAAGTGGTTTTCGAAACCAATATCTCGATGGAATAGTACATGAAAGTTATTTGTGTAATACGACTCCAAACTTTCATGCGTCATCGTTAGATAAAAAAATCGTTGAGCCCTTTGAATGTCACGGTTTCTGTCTTACCGTCACCGACATCAAGTTCGATGGTGTGTTGGAGAGAAGGCATTGTGTCAAAGAACTTTTTGATCTTCAGCAGACCTGCGGTATCGATGTCGTCATAGAACGCTACAAGCTCTTCACGCGTGACCGAGTTACGGTCATGAATTTCACTTTCATCGAAAATGGTGTCGATGCATTCAAGTGGCAAGTCATCTTCGCTGGCGATGTCTTTGAGCATCTTGAAGGTCGGGTAACGCATGGTCATACCGATCTTGTCGCTGACCATAATGACTTTGGTATGCTCAGGATCGACCTTAACTTTGATGTCGTCAACGTTAATCGCAGCCTTGATGAATCGACTTTGTGGACGGTCTTCAGCATCACGGAAGTCATAGCGGTATTGAACGTTGATCACTTCACCCACAGACTTGGCACGAATGCGCAGGAACAAGTCTTCAATGTCGAATGTCGACAGAGACGAACCATCAATCTTACCCAGGGTGCAGTTACCTACAATCTGCTCAATAGCATTGACCACTGCCTCTTTCTCATCAGCGGTACCCTTGGCGTCTTTAGCCAACAGCAAGGTCTTTTGCTCTTGGTTAGTGAATGGGCGAAACTTGATTTGCTTACCCAAGCCTACCAAAGTGTGAGAGTACAGCGTGTGTTGGATCTTAGGAAGTGCCATAGTGTGTCTTCACCTAGTTTGGTTTAAATTTCTGCACTGCACCTTCAACGAAATCAAACAACTTGCCTGCATCGGCTTGGGTGATTTTATCGTTGACATCAAGTGAGGCTTTGATTGAGTTCATCAGACCAACAGATTTGTTAATCGATTCACCAGTTGTATTTTTGACGATGTCGTCTACCTGCTTATATATGTTCAATGCTTCGCCTTGCAGATCGAGGCCGGTTGTATTCTTCACATATTCAAGACCACGCTGTACCACAGGGTTCGACAAGATCGGCGCAAGGTACGGACCTAGTGGTGTATCAAGTAGACTGTCCATGCTGTTCTCAGGGTCTGCTGAGAGATCAAGGTTAATCCAACGACGATAGGCAAACTGAACCATCAATTCGTGCACGTTGTTATGCTCACTGTTCGACAATGTCAGTGGGTTCATCATGACTGGGAATGCGTCAATCAGCGCGATTGCATGGACAATCTTGTCGTTCTGATCAAGCTGGAACACGTTGATCGTTACCGCATAGTCGGTCAGATAACTAACTTCATGCGTTTCAGGATCAACGACCATATTCATCCACTGATCGATGATGGTCTTTTCATACATGTCCTGTGACACATGAAAGGTGAACTGCTGGTTGCCGTACATCAATGACTGACCAATCTTGTGTACGTCACCGTTATACTTGGTCTCGGACGTGTTGATCGTCTTGCCAGGAAGTTCAGTCTGTGAACACATCAAATCAAGACCACGGGTGTATTCAGCAGAACCACCACCAGTGAAGATACGAATCACTTTGACTGCTTCACCAAACAACGCTTTGAGTTTGGAGACAGGTGGTTTAGGCCCTACGAACTCATCACTCGATTCATCACCAATAGCATCATTGCGCATCATAGGTGTAGGAATGAGTACCTGGAATCGGTTAGTACGCGCCAGGCCATTTTGCAAGATGTTCGCTGTATGTTCTTTGAAAGAAGCCATAACGTGGTTTTGTCCTATAAATACTAGAGAATATACACATCTGTTATTTAGCTAGGACTCCATAATTTATGGCCGCGCAACCAAAAGACGAACCAGTCAAGAACTCGACAGGCACGGACCTTGAGATCCTAAAAAACCTTGAGAAAGCGTTTTACCGTAATAACCCGAATTCAATGAAGCGCAACATCGCCGCATCGCTTGACTGGTTCCGCAACTATGTTGGTAAGTCTTACAACAAGCTCGGTACAGGCGCGATGTTTCGAGATCGCAGTTTGTGGGCTAAGAAGCTGACGCCTGGTCGTATGTACTTCTTTGAATACGATGCCAAGCACAAGGCGACTCTGCCTATCTGGGACCGTTACCCAATGATGTTCCCTATAAGCTCATACAAAGCGAAAGACGGGATGGAGATTGTCATTGGACTGAACATGCACTATCTCTCGCCAAAGATGCGGATGATCGCGTTTGCCGCCCTGTTGAAGCTGCGCACCGAGAGTCGTTATCGCAAACACACAAAGTTGGCTCTTGAATGGGAACTGCTGAAGAACCTAAGTGAAGTCGACATGTTCAAGCATTGCATTCACTCATACCGTATGGACCACGTCAAATCAGTGTTCGTCGAAGTACCTTCGCAGTCTTGGGAGATGGCTTTGTTCTTACCACTGGCACGATTCCAGAAAGGTTCAAATGCCGATGCTTACAAGCTCAAGAAGTAAATCGATGTAATACCACCAAGGAGATGTCTATGAGCAAGTTCGTAACAACTTTAAAGACTGATCAAATTGACCGGACCATTCGTCAGCTCACCGCTGATTTGGTCTATGACGACGATGTTGAAGGGATGATTGTAGTTCCTAAAGACTTCGTCACAGACTTCGCCAGTATCGGTGGTCTACATAACGTCGTACTCTTCCCACTCTTCGCGTTGTTTGCCGGTTACGGCAACTATGCAAGTACTGTTCATGACTACCTATACCGCAACGGTAAGCTGACACGCGCACGCGCTGACGCTGTGTTCTACCGTGCCCTACGTGCTGAAGGCATTGCTAATTGGCGTGCTTGTGGTTTCTGGGTTGGCGTTCGTATCGGTGGTGCCTCAAGCTATAAGGATTAACAATGCCTATCACCAAAGAACAACTTGTTGCAATTCTACCAAAGTCTGGCAAGATGGCTGACGCTATGCTGCCTGGTCTGAATGAAGCAATGGACAAGTACCAGATCATCACGCGCTTGCGCAGGGCTGCATTCATTGCGCAAGTCGGTCATGAGTCGGGCCAGTTTGTCTGGCTGAAAGAACTCGGTAACAACGCCTATCTGGCGAAGTACGACACAGGCACGCTTGCTGCGCGTTTAGGTAATACACCTGAAGCTGATGGGGATGGTCAGAAGTATCGTGGTCGTGGTCTGATTCAGATCACTGGTCATGACAACTATCTGGCGTGCAGCAAGGGGTTGTTTGGTGATGATCGGTTGTTGAAGACACCTGAACTTTTGGAACAGCCAAAATATGCTGCTTTGTCTGCTGCATGGTTCTGGGATTCACGCAAGTTGAATGATCTTGCTGATATCTCGGCGTTCGAGACAATCACCAGACGGATCAACGGTGGCGTCAATGGACTCGCTGAACGAGTCGAGTTCTACAACAAGGCATTGAAAGTGCTGAAATAACAAAAGGGCCGATTAAGGCCCTTTGTTTTGTCTGGTGATTAACCTTTCAACCAGACCGCTTGTGCTTCAGTTGCATCGAGCATTTTGAGAACAACATTCTGACCTGCAACCTGTTGACGAACGACCTCACTGCGGGCGTATTCGTAACCCAACGAAGACCAAGTAGCACGACGAAATGGAGAGCCGCCTTTGTCACTTTCACCAGCAGTCACGGTAGCCACCTTTTTGTTGTAGCCGTCCATGAACTTTTTGAGTTGAGCTGTGTTGAGTGCTTGCTTGTTCATGATGTCGTCCTTCTTCACGTTGTTTGTTTCGATGAGTTGATTATGGACGTTACCTACCATCATGTCAAGCGTTTTGTTTGGATTAATTGGTAAACGTCCTCCAGTGGCATTTCGTCAAGATCATCACTCTGAAAACCTCGACCTACCAGCTTGACCAGTTGCGCCCCTGCTGCATCGTTGTCACCGATCGCAATGACATTGTGACTATGACTCAACAGCCAAAGCAATGACTGCATCTTCACAGGGTTCGCTGTCAAGACAGCAAGCGCGTTCAGGCCCACGCTGTGTAGTGTCGCCGCTTTGAAGATCCCTTCGACAACGTAGATATCTGCTTTGCTGCTGTCGTAGCTCTCAAGGCCCCACAGGGCGCTGGTATCTCTTGGTGCGTATGTGAAGTAGCGCGATTCACGAGGATCGTTATGGCGCTTCTCTTTGATGTCTGGTCGATACTGTTGAAAGCCGACGTATTGACCTGACAGGTTGTGAAGTAGCACGGTCAGAATACGTTGGTCATGATCGATGTGCTGGTGCACGTAACGCGACGGGTCGTAATGTCTACTCAGAAGGTGTTTGATCATATTGATTCCTCACTTATATGGAAAAGGACCCTTTCGGGTCCTTGTCAACTACTCACATGTTGCTTAGGCTTGTTCGGCCATACGCTTGAACATGTCCAGAACGCTTTCGCCTTCTACTGCATCAGACGATGCGGTTTGCTCGGATGCTTCGTCAACAGACTTGCCCGCTGCATCATCACCGTTGTCAACGTTGGTGTCCAGGTCAGCTTGCTTTTCCAGACGCGCTGCAACCGATTCAGCAGGGTCACCCGATTCCAGTTTGTTGTGCGCTTCGCCAGTCACTTTCTTGAAGCGAACAGCCAGTTCTTCGAAAGTCTTGACTTTCAGGAACTCAGACAGGTCGTAGGTCTTACCGAACAGCTCTTCTTTCTTGGCGTCGTCACCTTCAAACAGTTCGGACACGCGGTCAAATTCGCTGTTTTCGTAGTTAGGAACTACAGTCTTGCCGCCGTTGCGCTGATCAGGAATCTCTTTACCGACGATCTTGATCTTGAAGTCTGCACCGCTCCACATGTCGAACGGATCCATCGGCTGATCATCTTCGAACTCAGGTTTTGCAGCACCTTCAATTTTCTTGAAGATCTGGCCACCGAATTCATAGATCGCGTTCTTGCCATTCCAGTCAGGAGTGACAGTGTCTTTGATCACGTAGATGTTGGAGAAGTACTTGGTGTTGCGCTTGCGGGACCGAGCGATGTTTTTAAACGACTCGTTACCTTCGTTCTCGCCTTTCTTCCAGTACAGGGTGTTAGCGATACCGACCGGATCTTCTTCACCGATAGTCGAACGACTGTTCTCGATGTACCAGCCATCCTTGCCTTTGAATGCGTGACTGAACACACGAACAAAATGCTCGCCTTCTTTTGCAGGAAGGAAACGAATGACGGCGTAGCCCTTGCCTTCTTTCTTATCGAAACCAGGCTTGTACAGACGCTCATCTTTCTGGGTGCTAGAACCCTTGTTCAGAGTTTCCAGCTTCTCGGTCAGTTTGGACAGAGTGGAACCGCGATTGCTGCGAAGTTTTGCGAAGTCGACCATTTTTGAATCACCTTTAAGAAGTTTTGTTACTTGATTTAGTTACTGTTTTTGAATGCTTCTACTGTAGCGTCTTTAAGCTGTCTCAGAAGTGGACCGCTAATATAAAGTTGCATGAACTTCATGTCAAACTCTAATTTAACTTTCCATGCCTCAAATACAAACGGCTCATTAGACACTACCGTATTTAGTAGCTCAGGAACGACGAGACATAATACAACTGCTTGGTCGTGTGTCATATGCTTCTCAGCGTACAACTGATAGAACTTAGGTAGCATCTCACTACAGGCAAAGAGTTCAAAGAAGCTGAGAAGGATATGCTCCTTCATCAATCCTTCAATCCATGCCTTATGTCGCGAAACAAGACCAAAGCCGAACTCTTTCTCGAACCGACTGTGACAACCATGCATCATACCGATCGCATCAGGCTTCACATAACCAGACTTGAACGCAGGGTAGAAAAACTTGATCTGGTCAAGCTTAGTCGGATGATCGCGCTCAATCTTTGCATACTGGTACACGAGACGCTTCTTGGTAGCAAATGTCTCAGGCTTACACTTACCGCTGAAGTTGTATTTCCATCCATCGAGGTTGCCACGGAAGTGCAGACCCATACCGAGAAAGGTCTTGTACGCTTCAAGACCATTCATAGGTGCAACTCATGGTTGGGATAACCAGCGATTACCTTTTTAACATCATAGGCCGGCATGTAGTTTTGAATAGTGTTGCCGTAGACAACCCCGATGTGGACGTTTGACTCAACATACAATCGAGTTCCATCTGGAAAGATATGACCAGAGGCAATGAATTTGCGAGCGGCCTCTTTAGCCTCTTCGACTGAGTCATGACCACTGATCGTCCAACGACGTTTGCCGTAGGATCTCATCAACCAATGTTCTTTCATTGCACGATATACTCCTCATCAATATCGAACTTGCTGTGATAGGTGCTGTAGTCAAAGATGATCGACTCTGGTGTATCGTCAACCCAGATGTCAACTTTGATCCCACGCATCAACATGAACTGTCGCTTTGACTGTTGACCAGTGAAGTACACCTTATACCCAGCCTTAACTAGGAAGTCGAGGTCTTCAGGGCAGCAATCAGGTTGGCGGTAGGTAACGATAATGACACGATAGCCAGTCAACTCGAATGCCTTGAGGATCTTCAACCAGGCATTGTCATGATGGCTTATCGTGTCGTCGTAATCGACCGCGACAACCTTTTGATAAAAGTCGTCGACTGATCCGTACATGTTACATCAACCTCACACCTGGCGTGTCTTTCAGCAAGCCCGCTGCCGACGCTTCGTTCTCGATACAACCGATGATTTTGCTGTTGAGCATCTTCGCGATCTCAGGCATCTCATGGTCAGTTTCATTCGTGTAAAACCACACGATTGTTTCGGTGTAGGTATCGAATGCCTTTTCCTCTTTCAAGCCTTCGATATAAAGGCTGAACTCGTTTGCGTCTTTGTACATTTGGTGCTCCGGTTATGCCGATCTCGGCGTAAAGTCAAAGACTGGAGCTGGTGCGGGCTTCTTGCCGCATTCGATCACAGCGAAACAGCGGTCAAGCGTTTTAAGGCCTTCTGCATAGTGGTTCTTTACAGTTGCAACTGCCTCGCGGAAGTTGGTTGTGTCTACATCGATAGCATGGTGCGCAGGGTCACCTTTTACATTGAATGCAACGAGCATGTTAGGCCGCCTCAGTTTCAATTGCAAGCTGTTCATCTTCAACGCACTCTTCGAAGGTGTAAATGCCTTGAGGAGAGTATGCGCCGTAGTTGTCGTCGCCTGCATCGTCAATGAAGACTTTGCGAGTCGGGCGTTCAAACACTTCGTACACACGGCCGAAGGTTACATCTTTGTGGTGCTGCTCATGGTTAGGATCTTTCAACCCTGTAATACGAATCTTCATACTCAACTCCTATAGAAAATGTGATTGCCCAATGCCAAAGCAGGTTGTAACTGATGTCGCCAGATCGGTTTCACTTGCTTCGTATGAAAGAACTCACCACCCTTTGTTGGGTCGGCTGCTTCATAGAAGTAGGTGTTATATGCCACATCTAACGCTTTCTGCCATGAGCGATCATCGTTACCGATGGCCGTTCGACGACCTTTAGCATTGATTTGGCACATATAGCTGAACTGACAGATACCTCGACGTTTCTGATTGACAACGCCGTGAACATCATCGGCATATTTACCTGAATCTCTCCGATTGATGATCGTGTAGGCTATTGCGTACTGGCCTTTTACTGGCTCACCGCGACCTTCAAAGAAGACAGCTTCAGCTAGCTTGCGACACTGGACGTTAGCATAACACACTTCAGGCTTTGTTACACTGGATTGTTTCAGATCAACTTTAAGTTCAACGGGGACGGTGTTTGGTGTGAGGGATAATGCTTCACTTTGCGATGGTACTATGTTAGCACCAAACACCAGTAACGCCCACACGGCCAGCACCTTCAATTGAGTGCTCATTATTGTTTCTCTTTACACTTGAACCACCTAGACTAGATGACTGCATGATGAATGTCAAGCCTTAACCAACAGGCTCTCGATGAATGGTAATAGACGGTCCTTGTCGAAGAACACGCTTTGCTTGATGTCGACATAACCATAATAGGCCGCAATCAATAGGTCAAACTCATAAGCAAGCTGCTCATTGAACTTGACCTTGAAACGCGACGAAGACATCTCAGTGAAGTTACCGAACAACAAGACACCATGAGTGGGTGCTGGTAGCTTCGGGAACATTTCTTTGAAGGCAGTCGCATAACCAAAGAGTTGGAATATGTATGTGACAAGTTTCTTCTGTGCATAGTTCTTCGTCAGATTGACCGCCCGTCGTGAGTTCTTATGGTCCACGATGCACAAGTCAGACCCTTCGAATGCTATGCAGTCAACACGCCCTGCGTAACGCTTCTGACGGGAGTACAGGGGCGCCTCGATAGCAATAATCGGGCCTAGCATGTTGAGGTTCTTGCGTGAGCGATTGAACAGCAGTGAACCAGGGCCTTGCACGTCTTTACGCTCAAGGGTGTTCATGAGGTAGCGTTCAGACAGGTCATGCAGGTTGTTACCGCGTGCGACTGCATCTTTGACGATCTTGTCGGCTTCCTCTTCACCTACACGTTCACGCCACTCATCGATACCACCATCATCAAGTAGACCAAGAATCGAGGTCATTGATGGTAACTTGGTGTTTTCGTCGATGATGTAATAACGCGTTTCACCTTCTTCGGTCTTGAGGTCTTCAAGTGGTAGTTTGACCCACTCGAATTTCTTCCAGTCATTCAGCATAATGTACCTTAAAGTAAAAACCCTGATTGCTCAGGGTTTGTTGTAGTTAGATGTCAGGCCTTTCGTCAGAAACCTTCATATTCTTCACGCATATTATGCAACCTCGTTTTCGATGAGTTCAAGCATGTCAGCACACAAACCAGAGCGGATGCAATCTTCTCGGGTGTAGCGAACGATTTCAATAGCCTTGTTGCGCTTCGTGATTTGACGCACAAGCCACGACAGACCAGTTTCCTTAGAGCCCAGGTCAGTTTGATTGACGTCACCGCTGATGAAGATCTTCGAATTAGTACCTGCACGAGTCAGGAACATTTTCATCTCAGCAACAGAAGTGTTCTGCGCTTCGTCGAGCAACATCACCGCATCATCAAAAGTCGCACCACGCATGTAAGCGAGTGGCTTGGCAAGTATACGCGACTTGTAGTCACATTTAAACTTGTTTGAGCCAAGACGATCAATCAGTCCAGCCTTGAATGGTTCAAGGTAAGGAGCGAACTTGTCGTCAATATCACCAGGCAAGTAACCGAGTTTCGGTCCAACCTCAACTGGTGGACGGGACATGATGATGCGCTTGACCATCCCATTCTTATACAGCTCAGCAGCAACAGCCGCTGACAGATAAGTCTTACCAGTACCAGCCGAGCCGATGGAGATCACAATGTCGTCATGCAGCAGGGCTGCGATGTGAATTGCTTGACCATCAGTCAGTGGTTCGAGTTTCTTTGTAGCAGCAGGCTTATATTCATACTCAAGTGATTCACCAGTAGTAGTGCTGTCGTTTGCAGAAGGTTTCCCACGCTGTGGCGCTGGGTTCTTGCTTGCGCGTTCTGAATCACGACGTTCTTTACGGGTTTCGCGTTTGAAGCGTGCGTTACTTGACATGGCGTACACCTTATTTTATCCAACTGCGATAGTTTTGGGCTTCTTTGATTTACTTAGACTACAAAAAAGGCCCTAGCCGAGAATTCAGCTAGAGCCTAAAGTTTTCTTATTCGTCGCATCCGATGTCAGTCATGACATGATCCTTATCTTGTTTTAGTGTGTAAACCTATTTATTACCGAATGATGTTACTGAGGTTATCCTGGTACTTCGGTGGCAACTTCTTTTTGATCTCTTTCATGCGATCATTGAAGCTGTCAGTGGTCTTTACACTGGCCGTCTTGTAAGTGTAACCGATGCAGGCAGAGGTGATTGCCTGCATCACTTGCATTGCACCACACTCAGGGCACGGCTCGGATTCAGGCTTCTTGCGGTTGGCAATCGAGTAGACGCCTTCCCAACGATGTTCGCACGCCTTACAATGATAGTCATACAGCGCCATTAACTAACCCCTGCGAACTTTTCCAGCAACCACAATACGCTGGTAGCGGGGCCGATGAACGGGATGAAGAATGCGCCCAGTGTGTCCCAGAAGCCTTTTGCGACAATCACACCCATACCCCACAGGATACCGAAGATCAGACCGAACGGGATGTTGATGATGTTGTAGCGTTTGATGACCTTCTTGACGTCCGATTTGGACTTTTCTTCCAAGAATTGTTCTACCTTACCTAATGTTTCACTCATTTGCCAATGGCCTCTAGGGTGTCTACGAATGCGTTCATTTGTTCAACAATACGTTCATATGTATCTGCCACGGTTTTGTCTGTACGGACTTCAATGTTGCGTGGCAGGAACAGTGCGAAGGTTTCGCTGTTGCGATCTTTCACGATATCGTTGGCCCGAACAGTGATGATCATACCAACAGTACTTTCATTCCACAGTGCATCACGGTCTTTGTCACTGAAGCCCGTACCAACGCCAGTGATCAGCATACGTTCAGCCGATGCACACACGGCAGCGCCGAGTCGTCCAGCATTCTTACCTGTGCCTTCTTCAAGCCTGATGATCTCAAGGTCACACTCGAATTCGATCTTACACTTGACTTGGTCGGGTGAAGTGTGATCGGCCCATATACCGTGCTGGTTCTTGACGACTGTACCTTCTTCACCCTTCTCGACTTCCTCTTTGAAGTGGTCGATGATCTCTTGCACGCTGTTGACGACTTTCGTACTGACAAGACGCAGATGATCAGCTTTGCCAGCGATTGCAGTTTTCAGGGTGTTCAAGCGCGTTGCGTAGGGGATCTTGCAGATGCGCGCTTCATAGTCAGCAAGTGGCACGATATCCCACAGCACGAAGACGATGCGGCTGGTATCAACTTCATCGGCGTTCAGACGACCATTACCGTCTTTACGCGACATGATCTTACCATTCTCATCCAGGTACAGAGCTTCACCCATGTACACGAAGCCAGGGATGAACATACCGTCAGTTTCTTGGTTGTTGAACGGCTTGACTTCACATGTACGCGAACGATAGACCACAGTTGTAGGGTTTGCGATGATGTCGACATACATACCGTCAGATTTGGTCTGACTGAATGCTGGTAGCTTGAGCTTCGACAGGTTCTTCTTGCTGAACGAAGAGCAACGCTGATACGGGGCGGTGTAGATCAGATCCGGCCAGACCTTGTTCATCGTTGAGTCAGTCACACCACAACGCAGGTCTTTCTTGACGATACGGAACAAGACCTCACCGTCATCTGCGCTGAGAGAGCCTTCGAGACGTGTCATATACTCGATTGCCTTCTTACCAGTCAGACTGCGCGACGACAACACCTTCAGGCCATCGATTGCGGCTTCAAGCGTATTCAGCCCAGTGTAGACGGTCGGGCGCGGGTACTTGACGATGTTGTATGTGATGCCAGGGCTGTAGGTAGCGATCCCGATCTTTTTGAACAGCTCGGCTTCGTCATGCGACAGATTGGTAAGGATCGACTCCTTCACCGTGCGCTTGCTTGTCGCTTCGAGGGAGTTCAGTACTTTTAACATTGTGGATAATCCTAGTTCAGGGTTTAGTAAGACAAGTATACATAGATTCCGTTGGAACGCAATGGTTGCTTATAAATAGCTTCATATAGAACACACATCACACAAAGGTTATCGTGTATGTCAAAGATTCGAGTAGACACAGTTGCAACACTAGACGAAAGCACCAGTGTCCCCACTGCTACGCTGACGGGCCTGCCTGCGCGTATGACAGCGGCTGAAACAAACAAGGTCGACAAAGGCCCTAACAGCACTATCACTTCAATCACAGGTCTAACCACTGCTCTGAGTATCGGACAAGGTGGTACCGGTGCAACCACTGCTGATGCAGCACGCGCAACTCTAGGTATCCCAGGCCGAAACAAGATCATCAACGGCGATTGTAATATTGCTCAACGACCATCGTTCACGTTTACATCGAACGGAACTCCTGTTGGTTATGGTGGACCTGATCGATTTAAAGTTGACAACACAACAGGCGGCGGGATCACTCAGTCACAGGGTACTATTACCTACGGTGGTATCGCCAAGAAAGCGGTAGTACAAACAATGACCACGTCAAGCACTAACATTGGTGGAGGATCGTACCTAAGTGGCATTATGCAAATCATTGAGGGGGCTATTGCGTATCCGTTGCTAGGGCAAGCTGCCACTTTATCGTTCATCTTCAATACAAACTTCACAGGCACGTTCTCAGTAGCTGTTCGAGATGGTACGTCGGCAAACTCATTCGTTACAACGTTCGCCGCTGTAGCTAACACACCAGTAAAGGTATCATTGCCAATCCTTACAATTGCAACAACTTTGAACATTCCAAACTCAAACCTTGCCGGTTTGATCGTATCGATTGGTTCAGCAAACACAGGTACTTACCAAACATCCACGTTGAACACTTGGCAGACAGGTAACTTCTTCTCTGCATCAGGTTCATCTGGATGGTGTGCCACTACAGGTAACTTTATCTCCGCTACTGAGATTCAGCTTGAGAGTGGCACTTCAGCATCACCTTACGAACATAAACCTGTTTGGCTTAACTTGCTCGAATGCCGTCGGTATGCTTACAGGCAGGAATCCGGGGTAGGTGTTGCAATGGGCCACTATCGAGCCAACACAGTGACAGCAAGCTTTGTTTGGTGGCATCCGGTCTGTATGCGAGCTGCGCCCTCGTTATACGTTTCTGCCGCAGCAGCATACAACGTCTACGGTACAGCTGGCGCCCCTCTAAGCGGATCCCAGTCTGTAGTGACTTCAGATGTTAACACTATACGAATTAGCGTTAACACTACAGCACAAGGAACAGATTCACCCGCTATGCTTGCAGTCGCCTCTGGGCAATGGCATGAGATATCAGCGGAACTCTAACACTCAACCAGGTCGAGGACTTCATCGTCAATGTAAACGACGGTGAAGGCCCTCATCAATGCCTCATTGATTACGTGGGTATAGTCGTCGCGTGCGGCTGCACTACCTACCACGTAAATCGTCTCGCCTCGCATACCTCGAATGCTGGTACAGTTGTACCCGATTACCACAACGTACTGACCACGCCTGAAGCCGAGCCGTTCAGCGATACTGTGTGCCTCGCCTGTATTGCCACCAAAGAAGTAAATTCGATCACGCATTAGAGTATTCCCATACTGATACCGTTTCTGATTGACATGAGGATCTTACCCAAGTAGTTATGCCCCTTGCCATTGTAGATTCCCCAGTATGTATCACCCCAATAGTTCCCCTCGACCAGATCATGGCCTTCAGTCGCCATCAACAGTGCGCGCAATTCAGGATGTTTGAACTTCTGAACTAGAAGGTCTTCCATGATGCGCCGTTTGTGTAAGTGCCAGTCTTGCTTCAGTTTGAGCTTCTGACCTGCGCGCTTTGCTTGACCTGCTGTAGGTATCAAGCTCATCAACGCACGCTCATCCCAATCATCCGACTTAGCAGCTTGATACGCATGCTCAACAGTCGGAAACATGATGTTGTCAAGTTCAACCTCAGAAGGGTAGAAGTTACTCAGAAACTTGAAGTCGCCATCAAAATGGTCAATCATTGTTATTCTCCACATAGAAAAACACCACTAACGTTAGTGGTGTTTGTTTAGTTCAGCTCTTGTCTTTGTAGTACACATCAAACGCAACGTTGATGGCAATTGCTATCACAATGGTAACTCCGGCGATAACATATTCATCATGTCGAGCCGCCGCAGAGATGATCGCTAGAGGGATCAAATCCCAGAACGAATATCTCGGCGTGTGAAAGAAAGCCTTGATCATATTACCTCACATGTTCATCAGGTTGGCGAACTTGTTGTTTTCGTAGAACTCGGTCACACGACGGTCGACAATGATGTCTTTGCGTGCGATCTCCTTCAACACATAAAGCCCTGCAAGGGTCCGCAGACGACTGAACGCGACATAGCCCTGTCCGTGTGCAAAGAAGCCGTTGCCAGTGTAGAGCGCTGCTTGTGACAAGCTCAGACCCTGGGATTTGTGCACAGTACATGCATAGCCAAGACGCAAAGGGTACTGTTGATAGTCAGCAACAGGCTTAATACCTACACCACCTTCACCACCACTGAAGTATTCATACTCAGTCCACTTGAACTCTTTGACAGTGATGTGTTCACCTGTTTCCAGTTGAATCATGATGCTGTCATTGAACATCTTTTCAACGTGCCCTGTCTGACCGTTGTAGTACGAACCATCAAGAGCGTTCGCACAGATCAGTACCTTGCAGCCAACTTTCAACGACAGACATTCAGGCACTGGCAGATCTTTGAACGGCCCTTTCTTCTTACCAACGTAGAGGCGTTCCTCACCCATGATGTCATCATAGTTGTGCTTGTTGACCGTATCCGCTTCACGGTTGGTCGAACACAGGAACAGCGTGTCGTCGTCCATCTCTTCTTTGCTCATACCCTGTTCATTCAAGAACTCGAGGCTTGCTTCGAAGTTGTCATCACGGGTACGGATGCTGTTGAGTGCATTGATGAACACTGCATCAGATTGACGCATGACCTCATCAAGTTCGATGGTCTGGAAGCCTGCTTCACGCCATGCATCAGTGTCGAAGGCAAACGGGCTGTCGAACTCTTTCAGGAAGTATTCACCTTCAGTCGACTTAGTGTTGAGTACTGGCGACAGTTGAAAGAAGTCACCGACGACGATCACTTGCAGACCACCGAAAGGCTTGTTCTTGCGCTTTGCTTTACGCAATGCCATGTCAATCGCCATGAACGTGTCAGCACGTACCATAGAGATTTCATCGATCACGATACGGGTGATTGAGTCGTCGCTGAACAACTCCTTGACCTTCTCGTTGACGTTGTTGCGCTGTTGAGGGGACAAGTAACCGAGACGTAGACGGAACGTGCTATGAATCGTCGCGCCCTTGATGTTCTGTGCAGCAATGCCTGTAGGGGCGAGGAAGATCGTGCTGTCGGAACACAGGTCACGAATCTTGCCGACCAGGACAGACTTACCAACACCACCGGGCCCGGATATGAATGTGTTTGCACCATTCATGATCTGGTTAAAGGCAAATTGTTGTTTCGTATTCAGTTGCATTCGGTATTTTCCACTTCATCAATCATTCGTTCATTAACAACTTCGGTGAGCGCTTCGATTAGTTCAAGCGCCTGCTCTTTGCTGAGTTGCACATCATGTTCACCAGAGCCGTGATGCTTGACCACAGTACCCAAGAACAAATTTCCGTATTGCACCGACATGATCAACTCATCACCAAGTTGATTCTGGCAGCCGAAACGACGTTCAAAGCATGATGAAAGCATGACTTAAATCCTCTCACATTCATATTAGAAGGGCCCAGAGTATGAGCCCATCCACAAGTTACGCCAAGATAATTCGCGACGGCTCGGACTGTTCAACTACTGGTTCAGCAAGAACCCCTTCATCAGGTTCAGCAACAGGTTCACGCATACCGAAGATCACCGCGAACTCTTCGCAGATTGCCTTGAACAGGAAGTCTTTCGAACGCTGTTCCTGTGGCAGTTGAGCGTAGGGCACCATGCACGGATGCATCTTGACTTCAGGACGCTTCTCTTTACCGTAAACCCATCCATCACGAGTCTTTTGAGCCATCCAGTTTTTGTGCGACTGCTCAGGGGTGCAATCAGGATTGGCGATATGGAAAGCAACACCATCGATTGCCGACTGAACTTGCCAATCAGGAGCTTGATCCCAAGGAACAACAGTATCGTCACCGATCGACAGACAGTAAGCACGATTCACTTGGTGCGCAACTTGTGCCACAGTGATGTACATCGCGAAGGTCTGTTCCTGTTCAGGGGTCATTTGTTGCTGTGCTGCTTCACTCATGCTTAGTACTCTCTTTGTGATAAATGCCGATTGTGTATTTGGTACGCAGTTCCCAATCTTCTTTGTCAGCGTACTTGATGATCTTCACAACGTTAGGTGAGCCCATCGGGACAAGTCGCTCAGGGTCAACGACCTTGATGAGGTTCCACTCAACCAACATCTGGACGATGCGGTTGCGACGTTCAATGTCACTTTCGCTCAAGTCGGTGCGCAGACCGTCGAGCGCCAACAGCTCTTTGAAGTGGCAGATGTAGTAGTGACCTTGACGGTGTAGAATGTGTGCTGACTGAGTCAGCACCTTTTCACTGCGACTCGCAAGACCGATGCGGGTCAATGTTTCTTTGACTTTCCGAAAACTTTCCGTATCGAGTAGTTCAACCTCAACCATTTTTTCGATTACGTCCACTGGACTTATCATTACTGCGACCTCCAACGTCATATGATGCTTTAATTGTCTGCAAATCTTCAGGTGTTAACAACTTCAAATACTCTAGTGCTCGCAGACGGTTGACGCCGTAATGCTTAACAACTAAATCGATATTTTCCTTGTCGTCTCCGCTTTGTTTAGCCCACTTGTTGAAACGCTTCTTTTTGCTGAGTAAGTAGAAGTAGAAGTCATGTACCTGCTCTTTGGTGAGCTGCCAATGCTTGTTCAGTTCATTGGCATACATGATTGTTTCTACGCTTTGCGACATCCCCCGATTGATCATGAACGGGGTAAAGTCAGGTGCAGTGTCTTCACGGAACAGGTATTGCTTGTCGTAGTTCAAATCAGTTAACCAATCGAACAACGCGACCTTAGTTCGCTTGTACTCTTGCTCCTCTTCCTTAACCTCTACGGCCTGACCGTTCAGATCGATCATTTGAATGTCACACTGCTCATCAGCGTAACGCACATTGCCGCGATATGTAGCTCTTTATCGGCAACAACACTATCGTACCGTTGATAGTCTTCAAGGATCAAAACTGCTTCAGGAATCGATTGTGGGTCGATGTGTTCTTTCAACGTCTTGTACAGCTTAGTGTACAGCGACGAAATGTCGTTGGTTGCATTCTCTGCGCACCATTGACGCACATCAGCGAACTTCTTAGCCTTCAGCGACTTGATCAATCCATCAATGCTGACTTCCTGAAGATCATTCAGAATGCCTGCATCGATTTCACCACCGCGACCATATTGTTGCAACTGGCCGAGGATGCGACGGTTGTCAGGGAAGAACTTCTGGATCAAGGTCGCGACTGCGGTTTGATCGTACTTGATATTCTCATTCGCAAGAATAGCACATACGCGCTGAAAGAACTTCGCCTGAATCAGTGGTTGCTCGGCTTTTGCGATCTCGAAGTCAACACGCACGGTACGCGAATGCAGCGGGTCGATGATGCGGTTCGGGTAGTTACAGGTGAAGATGAACGAACACGTCTGTGAATAGCTCTCTAAGCCGCCACGCAACGCGCTTTGTGCTGCCGCTGTCAGTGCATCAGCTTCGTCGAGAATCACGCATTTACCAGCGTCAGAGAAGCTTACAGTGGATGCAAAGTCTCTGATCTTGTTACGGATCGTGTCGATGCCGTTATCTTCCGATGCGTTGATGATGATCCAGTCAACACCAAGTTCTTGACACAGTGCTTTTGCCGCAGTAGTTTTACCAGTACCAGCTGTACCACACAGCAGGAGGTTAGGGATGCGACCACCTTTGATGATGTCCATGAACTGGGTATTCAGTTTCTTGGGCAGGATGCAATCAGCAATCCGTTGTGGACGATACCGCTCAACAAAAAGTGGTTCTTTCATGTTGCAATCAATTGACATTCTACAACCTCACAATTACAATGATCAGGTAACAAAGCGCATTCTAATCGAATGCGCTCCAGATACTACATGCCTTAAGGCTTAGGCGCAAATGTGCTAGTGCTGCTAGCGTCCAGAGCCATCCAGAAGGTCTTGTTGGCGTTGGTCACTTTGGAGATTTTGCGCGAACTGATTTCGAATTTGCAGTCGCCATCCAGAACAGCCAGGGCATCGGTCTTGTAGAACAGATCGAAGGTATCAGAAGTAGTGCCGACTTCGATAGAGAAGCCGTTGGTGTCATCACCCGAACCGTTGTTGCGGTCGAATGCGCTCAGCACAACTTTAGCACCATCAGACTTGAAGCCGACGTATTCCAGTTTCAGCGCGTTCGCCGCGTTCATCACAGCCTTCAGTTGCTGCGCAGTCACGCTGACTTCCAGGTCTTCACTTGGCAGTTGGAAGTCTTTTTCGAAGTAGGAGTTGATGAGCTTTTCAGCGCCATCCACATACTTCAGTTTTTGACCACCATCCTCAGACTTGATCAGAACAAACTTGTCGTTGCTGAAGTCCAGGACAGGATTGGAAATGATGCCTACAACGCCGATGAACTCACGCACATCATAGATGCAGAAGGTACGCGGGAAGTCTTCAGCGATCGGTGCCTGGAAGGCGATGGTCTTGGTATCGTTGACGCTGCGAATTTCCTGCTTGCCTGCAACGATCTTCAGTGTCTGGTTGATTGCATACAACCCTTTCAGAATATCAACAGTTTCTTTGCTCAGACGCACTTCGTTAGTGTTGCTCATGTATTTCATACTCCAAGGGTTTTAGTTACACAGTGTTTAGGCTAGCCATTCTACAGTGTGACAATTACTTGTCAACACTAATATTCGATTTTACTTTAAGTACGCAACTATCACGTAACCGAAGAGCGACAAGATCCCCTCCGTATACGCAACCGGCATCGATGTTATACGAAGCAACATCAAAACCGCGCTGCTCTTCAACTTGCTTTTCAAGGTCATGATAGTTCCACTTCTGGTGTCCGTGTACGAACGTGGTGTCGGTGTGATTCGCTCTTAGTTTATCCATATCAACAGCAGTCGAGCGCATGCAATAGTTAGGGACGCTACCGATAGCATCTCTGAAGATGAAACCGATACCCTTCTCGATATCTTTTATAGGCGCATGGCTCAGTACAAACGCGTGACCATCGAGAATGATCGTGTAGAAGGTTTCGCGTTCGATCAACAGGTCAACAATCCACTGTTGTTTGTCTTTAGGTAACTGTGCCAGTGCTTCATGGTTCTTGTTGCGCGCCAGAGACGAATAAGGCTTATAGCCGTAATGTTCAAGGACAAAGTTGTATTCGTGATTACCCATTACCTTGTAGTCGGCTGGATCATTGATGATCATGCCAGCAAAGTGCGGGCCTCGGTCGATCATGTCACCGAGTTGAAAGATACGTGCATACTTACCTAACAGTCGGGCATCATGATCGCATTTGTCGACCAGAGCGTTGTATTCGTCTGCACAGCCGTGAACATCACCAATCGCGTAATACTCACAATGAGGTTCAGCGACAACGATATGCTTCATTAGCAGATCTTGGATAGGATTATATTTCATTGGACGATTTCCCAATCTTGGTTGATACGGACGAACTCCACGCCAGTATCGTACTTAGCCGCTTCTTGGAAGCGCGGCATGAGCGTGTAATAACGCGTACACTGCTTTTCAAAGTCGACATGCTCATCAATGTCGCGCTTTGCATAGCGCGCCCTCAGAACGTCAACAGAGGGCGGATCAAAGCTGATGAACTTCACAGTTCGCTTGAATCGCTTCGCCAACGCAAGGTAGTCACCACACTCATGGAACTTAAGGTTCGATGAGTTGATAACAGTGTAATTGCAACCGAAGCGCAAACGCATCTCCAGCGTGTTTTTGATCAGTTCATAGACCATAGCACTGGCGTTGTTCTGTTTACTCGTGTCGTCGAATAACCGTAACCTGAAGTCATCGGTCGACAGCACGCAATTCGGTTGAAAGTGTGCATCTGCGAATCGATCCTTACCAACACAGTTAGGACCACGTAAAATGAATATCACCACCAGACTCCATCGCCAAGACCTAATTTAGAAGCGCGTGCAAAGAATAAAAACATTGCCAACGGCATAATGAAGAAGAACAGCCAGTACATGATGCCACGCTTTGGCTTCAGACGTGAATAGAACAGTCGACCAATCAGGTTCAGACCGATACCACCAACGCTGATCCAGAAACAGATGCCTGTTAGAGCAAGCGTTAACGCCATTGCAACTGTCATAACAACCTCCTCTTCAATTTGGTTCACTTCTGATATACCACATCATAGCGTATGGCACGTCTTGAGTCAATCATTATATAAATAAAACTTTATAACCTTAATATCCATTCAAACCGATTAACAGCTTGTTCAACGTCTGGAGACGTATTTTACTGGTTTTTATAGGATAGTACAATATAAATTTTCTATGAATTATTAGTTTTATAATAGAAGATTTCTATTGAAGTTGAACTGGGTTTGATACCCATAAATAGTCTTAAATAGCATACTATAGAGGGTTGATGAATGTCAACAGTCAAAACAGACAGCGTGATTGGGTCATTTCTTCCTATCCCAGTCATCGAACATGCAACTGACTTTGAGGTGTACACTGCCACCGCTGGCCAGACTGTGTTCACTACCACAAAGTTTGATCGATCAAACGCAATTCGCGCAATCGCCAAGAGTTCGGGTGGTGCATTCAGCGAAGTTACTGCTACTTGGACTGGTGCAAACACTGTCACTATCTCAGGCACGATTCTTGGTGCAGGCCAGATCTTCTACATCTTCAAGGTAGGCACTCACGCTACTAAAGTGAGGGTGCAGGATGCGACGGGTGCATGGGTTGACTTGTCATCATTCGTCGCGACCATGTCTGCTGCTTCTAGCAACACACTGATAGTATACGAATACACTGCTACCGATAACCAGACTGTCTTCAGCGGTGCAGACAACAATGGTTTGACTTTGAACTATGTCGCTGGCAGTGCGCTAGTTGCATACAACGAAGGGTTACTACAAAAGACTGTTGATTATACGGCCACTAGTTCAAGTGTTCTGACCTTAGCAACGGGTGCTGAAGCTGGCGCATTGGTGCGCATTTATGCTTTTGGTACATTCTCTGTAGCCAACGTCTATACCAAAGCTGAGTCAGACGCTGCACTCGCAGCGATTCGTCCTATCTACTGTCACCGTACCCGTACAGGCGGATCAGGGGTAAACTCCAAAATTCTGTTCTCCGAAGCAGTTGTTACGTCTGACGCTTCAATTTGGGATGCCACTAACTGGCGGTTTGTTGCCCCTGAAGCTGGTGTGTATGAGATCAACTTTACAACAATGAAAACAAACGCAGGACCAACACGGGTTCTGATTGGTTTTATGGACGACGCCCCTACATCAACTACCTGTTTAGCTCAAGCATATGATGGTAGTACACAAGCCCAAATGATGAGTATTACTACTATGGTGCGTATGACTGCTGGCCAATGGGTGTGTGCCTATGTCGGTCTCGGTGCACTGTTTGGTGGTGAGGTTAAGCCGTACCAATACTTCTCCATCAAGCGTATCAGCCTTTAATTAATAGCTGCCTGGCGAAGGGCAGCATAAGGAGTAATCATGCCATCTAAAGCACGTTTGAAAGCAAAGAATATTTTAGGTATCGCCGAGGGTGGTACAGGTGCAACATCCATGGGCGCTGGGGCTGTCGGGAGCGTAACCCAATCTGCAAGTGTACCCACTGGGGCAATCATTGAAACTGGTTCTAATGCTAATGGAACATACACCAAATATGCAGATGGAACACTTGACTGTTCATTCAAAGCTGACGGCTCTTCACAGGCAGTCACTTCAGCAACAGGCTCATTGTTCCAAGCGGGTAGTGAACTAACTTGGACTTTCCCTGCCGTGTTCATAGCGACTCCAGTGGTTACTGGTAATATAGCACGAAACGATGCTACGCTGGTTATGGGGCTTTTTATTCGTACAGTTGCAACAAACACAGTGAGCTACCGTATCTGGAGCAGCCTTTCAATTGCAGCGGGTAACGTAAAAGATGTTCACCTTATCGCTAAGGGTCGCTGGTTCTAACATGAATATTAACGTTTACTCACACTGAGGAGAGAACGATGTACAAGATTAATGGTAATGGCGTCATCCGTATTGCGGATGGTGCGAGCATACCCAATGACATGCACAACAGTGATTGGGCGGCATACAAAGTATGGCTAGCCAAAGGTAATACACCTCAGCCTGAGTTCTCTGATGAATATATTGCAGCCAAACGCAGGGTAGCAATAGCTGATCGCCGCTACAAGGCTGAAGTAGCAGGCATGACTGTGGGTGGAATCCCTGTTTACACCGATCGCACCACCCAGAACAAATTGACAGCAGCGGCATTTCGCGCTTCGCGTGATCCTAACTACACAGTCGATTGGAAGACCCTTGACGGCTCTTTCGTTTCTCTGACAGCAGAACTTATTTTGTACGTTGCTGATGCTGTAGGTGACTACGTGCAAGCGTGTTACACGCGTGAGGGTGTTCTTGGTTACATGCTGACGAACGGCACCTACACAGACTCAATGCTTGAAGAGGGCTGGCCAGCCCGGGAGGTACCGTATGTCGCAAATTAAAGTAACAACGTTGATGAATGCTGATGGGTCGAAACAGGCCACTTCAGCAGACGTCATCGATGGCGCAACAAAGACCAAACTGTTTTCACCCTTCAGCTTGGCGATGTTGGCAGGCGTTGATGCTGCTGCCCTTCGTAGTTCGATGGTTGCGGCAAAGAGTGGCACGAACAGTGACATTACACAGTTGTCGGGGTTGACTACTGCTCTAAGTATCGCTCAGGGCGGTACAGGGGCGGCAACTGCCGATGCAGCACGGGCAGCGCTGGGTGTCATGGGTCGTAACCGTATCATCAATGGTGATTGTCAAGTTTCCCAGAAGGCGACAGTCTCTGTCACTACAGGGGTAACTGCTTATGGTGGTGCTGACAGATACCGTGCCGTTAATGGTGCATCTGCCGGTGGTGCGTTTTCTCAGGCGAGAAACACATTGATTCATGACGGGACTTCAAAACTATCTATCCGTCACACAGTTACAACACCTATTGCGAGTAGAACAGGTGGTAACTACTGGCAAGGGCTGCATCAACTGATCGAAGGTGTCAACTGTTTTGATTTCGTCGGAAAGAACATCACCGCTTCCTTCGTTTTTAACACAAACGTTAGTGGGACCTACTCTGTTGCTCTACGTGATGGATCTACGAAGTCGTATGTTTCAACTTTTGCGGCGGTTGCCAATACACCTGTGAGAGTGGAAATTACTGCGCTAGTCCCATCTGATGCGTCAATCCCCAACGACAACTTTTCCGGATTCTCGCTTGTAGTGGGAGCTTTGAACACAGGGACTTATCAAACGTCCTCGCTGAACGTGTGGCAAAATAGTGTATTGCTCGCCGCAGATACCGCTACAAACTGGGGCGCTACAAACGGAAACTTCATTGAAATGACTGATGTGCAAGTCGAACTTGGAACATCTGCTACAGCCTTTGAACGTTTAAATTTCACAACCCAACTTAACAACTGTAAACGCTACTACACCAAATTTGATAATGCGTTCTATTATGTAGATTATGCAGGGTTTGCTAACACTGGTTATGTTGGTAGACACCTTCTTCCAGTTAATATGCGAGAAATTGCTACAGTTGGGATTTCTGGAGTTTCAAGCACTAACCTTGCAACATCTAGTGTCTCTTGTGAAAGTATTAACACTATCCGAGTTAACTATTCAAACTCGGCAGTCGGGAACGTTGTCTACGCCGTTGGTACTGTCACATTAGACGCTGAACTATAATCACAGGAGAATAACATATGTATAAGATTCAAGGAGATGGTGTCATTCATCTTGCGGAAGGATTGTACATCCCTGCCGCATTAGGTAATAGACACTACGTCAAATACTTGGAGTGGCTTGAGGGGGGTAATACTCCTGAGCCAGAACTGTCCGATGCGGATGTTCTAGCTCAGAGTTCGGCACTCGCTCGCAAGTTCCGTGATGATGAACTTTCGCGTGCCGATGTAATGTTGAACAGGGTCCAAGACGGTGAGACTAACATTGGTACTCAGAAAGCATGGCGCGCATATCGTGTAAGCCTTCGCGACTGGCCTTCTACAGAGAGCTTCCCTCTGGTAGCTCCAGTAGCTCCAGATGCGTAGCATTAAATAGTGTTATCGCACTCTGACACCTAATCAGGAATAAACATGTCAAGTATTATTTCAAACTCACTCCGGATCTTGAATTCGGAGACGTTCGCCAAACGAATCGCTGAACAGCCAACGTACCTGTTCATCGGTAAGGACACTTCATGGGCTGACGAAGAACTGCCTGATATTCCTACCGAATCAACAAAGGACTTGACTCAGCTCTACAAAAACATGTTGGCCGTTAAGCGTGTTACTGCCGACACAATGACGTCGGTGATTCAGCGCATCAACTGGACATCAAACTCGGTGTACGATGCGTTCGACGATACCTTGAACATGGTCGATGATCGTAAGAGTAACGGCACCCGTTATCGCTATTACGCGTTGACTGATGAGTTCAACGTCTACAAGTGTCTGTCGAACAACAATGGCGCGGCGTCAGTCAACAAGCCTACGTCGCAGCAAATCACCGAGTTCAAAACACCCGACGGTTACATCTGGAAGTACATGTACACCATCCGTTCGACCGACGTGTTCAGCTTCTTGACGCAAGACTGGATGCCTGTCTACACGATTATTGCGAACGATGGTTCATCGCAATGGCAAGTGCAGGAGAACGCGATTGACGGTGGTATTCATGACATCGTGGTTAAGACCAGTGGCGCAAGCTACAACCCTGCTATTCCACCTACTGTGGTCATCACTGGTGACGGTACAGGTGCAACTGCGCAAGCTGATGTACACCCGATCTCAGGGGCAATCACGCGCATCTTGATCACGAACCCAGGGCTGAACTACACGACCGCAACTGTCACACTGACCAACATTGGTTCAGGTAATGGCTGCACCTCAGTGGCGATCATTGCACCAGTTGGTGGTCACGGTAAAGATGCCAAGCTTGAACTTGGTGGCGTGAACAAGATGATCAAAATGACCTTGAATGGTGCTGAAGGTGGCGCGTTCCCAACTACGACCTTCCGTCAAGCTGGGCTCCTGTACAAGCCGTTGAGCACCGAACAAGGCTCTAAGATCACAGTTGCATCAACTAACGGCTTTAAAGCTGGCGAGACTGTCACAGGGGACACAACAGGGGCAACTGGGGTTATTCGTCTCGTTGACGACAATGAACGGACACTTTGGATCGACACTGTAGTTGGTGCGTTTATTCAGTCCGAAACAATTAGCAGTGATGGTGTATCAGCGGCAATTGAGCGAGTTGTAAACAACACGAACTTGGTACTCGTTAGCACTGTTGCTTCGGCTGACGACGTTGTGACCCGTACTGGTGAGTTCATGTACATCTCCAACCGTGAAGTGATTGCGCGCAACGATACGCAAACGGAAGAGGTAAGATTCATCATAGGATTTTGATCCCGTGTGGTGAGTTGATATCAAGTGCGCCATCCTTTGGCGCATTTTGGTATAAATAAGACCTATAGAGCCTTTCTTTAAGAGAACACATAATATGGTCAATACAACATTTGCTCCATACTTCGACGATTACGATGAGACTAAGAACTACCACAAGGTATTGTTCAAGCCTCGCGTTGGCGTTCAAGTCCGTGAGCTGAATCAGTTGCAGACAATGTTTCAAAAACAAATCGAACGGTTCGGTTCGCACATCTTCGAAAACGGCTCAATGGTCGCGAACGGTGAAAGCAACTACGACTATGCCTATGAGTATGTCACGCTCACCAACGTCGATTACGCTGAAATCTCCGAAATCCTATCATCGAATACTGTAACTGTCGAAGGTGACTCTACGGGCGTCATTGCGACCGTCGTTCAGCACGTTCCTGATACTCTGACTGATCCAGTCACATTCTACCTCAAGTACGATTCGAGTGGTACTGCTGGTGAATCGCGCTTTGCTGATGGCGAGACCCTGACCCTGTCCTACTCTGGTGAAACTGACTTTGCCCAAGCGACAGCGATTACTACTGGTCAAGGTTCCGTATTCACAATCAACGCTGGCATCTTCTACTTCAACGGCGACTTCATTCGTACTGACGCTCAACGCATCGTGCTTGGCAAGTACACCAGCCAACCATCTTCGGTTGTCGGCTTCCGCCTGACTGAATCTATTGTTGACTGGACTGCTGATGATACTTTGGTTGACGTCGGCAACAAGAACGCAATCGGTGCTGACCGACTGAAGAAAGTCCTTGCACTCGAAGTATATGGTCTGAACGAAGTGTTCGACCGCTCGACGTTCATTGAACTTGGTCAGTTTGAAGAAGGCGTTGAGCGCAAGAAAACGACCACATCGACTTACAGCGTTCTGGCTGACACTATGGCCCGCCGCACTTATGATGAATCGGGTGACTACACTGTAACCGCTTTCAACCTGCGCCTGCGTGAACACCTCAATGCAAACAGCAACGGTGGTCTGTTCGATGCTCCAGTTGGTGATGAAGCCAAGTTTGTTGTGGGTGTTGAACCTGGTAAAGCATACGTTCGTGGCTATGAAGTCGAGAACTTTGCAACCCGCTATATCGATGTCGATAAGGCGCGTGCTACTGGTCACTTGAACAACACTGCATTGACTGTACCAGTCGGCAATTACATTGCTGTTACAGGGCACAACGTTCTGCCAGTGAGCAATTCATTCCAGACAATCACTTTCTACTCAGGTGTCTCTGTGACTCCTGGTGCAGTTCCTCCTGGTACTGTGCTTGGTACTGCTAGCGTGCGTTACTCTGCGCTTGGCACAACTGCTGGTCAGTTGCTGGTGTATCTGTTCAACGTGCGCTCGGCTGCTGGCACTAACGACACAAGCTTCATCGCGACTGCCAAGTCCGTGTATGCTGCTGGTACTGTTGCGTTCACTGCTAACTTGTTGACTGTTCCTGAACTGGTCAACTCTGTCAACCACGGCCTGACTTACACTCTGCCTGTGAACGTTGTCAAGACCCTGGCGCCAGGTGGTGTTAGTGATACTTCGTTCTCGGTCATTCGTCAATACACTGCGACTTCAGATTCGTCTGGTACTGTTGTGTTGTCTGCTGGCACTAACGAAAGCTTTGCTGCGCCGACTGCCGTCAACAGTGTGGCGTCGTACAAGCCTGCTGGTGCTGCTGTAACTCGTGAGATTGCTACTATCTCGACTCTTGGTGGTGTGCCTGTTGGTTCGTCGCTGACTATCGCGTTGGGTGCGGGTGCTGCTTCGCTGCCAATCACTATCAACGTTGAGGTGATCAAACAGCAAGCGGTGCAGAAGACCAAGACCAAGACTGTTGCTTCTGTGACCAAGACTGCTGGTTCGATGGTAAACCGTAAGGTTCAACTCGATAAGGCTGACGTCTACAAGATCGTTTCGGTTGTTGAAAACGGTGTCGACAAGACCTCGCGTTACAAGCTGAACACTAACATCACGTCCGAATATTACGGTGTCTCGAACATCGAACTTCTGGCTGGTGAGTCTCTGCCGACTAACGACCTGGTTATCGACTTCGAATACTACTTGCACGGTGCAGGTGATTACTTCAACGTTGACTCTTACAGCACTGTGGCTTACCCAAGCATCCCTGTAGACGCGGCAAACAACTCAGCCACTAGCATGGCCGACATGATCGACTTCCGCCCTCGCTTCAACGATGCAGGGACGGCGTTCACTGGTACAGGGGCTTCGTTCGTTGAAGTGCCAGCACCGTACACACTGTTCCGTTGCGATCTGGATCAGTACCTGCCACGTGTGGACAAAGTGTATGTCGATTCGAAAGGTACTTTCGGTGTCATTAAAGGTGTTCCTGCGATTAACCCCGCTGAGCCGAACGCTCCAGATAACACAATGACCCTGTACAAGTTGATTGTTCCTGCTTACACGAAGTCTGTTACCGATATTCAGTCTGTGTTCATCAACAACCGTCGTTACACTATGCGTGACATCGGTAAGTTGGAAGATCGGATTGCGAGTATCGAATACTACACCTCGCTGTCGTTGCTTGAAACTGAAACCAACTCGATGCAGATCACCGATCCGTCTACTGGTCTAAACCGCTTCAAAAACGGTTTTGTGACTGATGGGTTCTCTGATTACTCTGTGGCTAACTCGACTGTAGCCGAGTTCAACTGTAACATCGACAGCAGCATCATGAGCCCAGGTATTGGCGTTGACTTCGTCGGTCTGACACTTGATCCTGCATACTCGACTGGTGCTGTTCAGACTGGTTCGTTGATCACTCTGCCGTATACCGAGCGCGTGTTCCTGTCGCAGTTGCTTGCGTCTGATGCACTGAACATCAACCCGTATGCTGTTTACCGCTGGAACGGTACACTGACCCTGACCCCAAGCAGCGACGTCTGGTACGATAGCACTATCATCGACCGCAACAACGTTAGCCAAACTGTGGGTAACTGGTCAAGTACTGCACCATCCGTAGTGTACACCATGCACAACGGTGCAAACACTTGGACGACAACTAACCCGAACGATTCTGCTCGGCGTCACTCGCGTGTAGGTTCGTCTACAACGACCACAACACAGAACGTAGTGACCACGTCGTCGTCGACTATCACTAACCAAGTTGGCACTTCAGATATCCCGTACATGCGTTCACGCGAAGTTGCGTTTTCTGCGCAGGGTCTGATGCCGTTCAGTCGCGTGTATGCGTTCTTCGACGATGTCAACGTGACCGCACACTGCAAACAAGGTGTACAAGCTTACGGCGCACCGATGTACGTTAACAGCTTGGGCAACATCTCGGGCACTTTCTTGATCCCTAATACGACCGCTTTGCGCTTCCGTACCGGTACCAAGCAGTTCACCCTGATCGACAACGCCAACAACGTGCGCGAAACTTCGCTGTCGTACACAGGTGCAAGTTACACCGCTAAAGGCACTCTGAACTTGCTGTCGCAGACTGTTGTGACTACCACAAACATCTCGCAAGTGTCTAGTTCGGTCGTTAAACCATGGGACCCATTGGCGCAGTCGTTCTTTGTTGAGAAGTCTGGTGGTGTGTTTGTTACTAGCATCGAAGTATTCTTCAAGACCAAAGATACTGTAATGCCAGTGTCGATTCAGATTCGCGACATGGAAGCTGGTGTACCTGGTAAGAACATCGTGCCTTATAGCACTGTGTCGATGAACCCAAGCCAAGTGAACGTGTCGACTAACGGCACTGTTAGCACCAAGTTCGTAATGGAAAGCCCTGTGTACTTGGCAGATGGCAACGAATACTGCTTCGTTCTGATGTCGAACAGCAACAACTACAACGCGTTCATCGCCACTATGGGTCGTCCGTCGTTGGTTGGCAACGTTGCAATCTCGAAACAGCCAGCAGTAGGTGTTCTCTTCAAGTCGCAGAACAACAGCACCTGGTCTGAAGATCAGTTGTCGGACATGAAGTTCAAGATCAACACTGCGAAGTTCAGCACTGATTCGGTGTTCAGCGCAGGTTTGAAAATGGGCTACCCGGATCGTGTGACTCTGGTCGCTAACCCGATGAAGTCGACTGCTGCTTCGAACACTATTACCCTTGAAATACCTAACCATGGTATGTTCGTTGGTTCTAAGTTCGTAATTGAAGGTGTTGATGTTGGTCCTGGTATCCCACTCGGTGAATTGAACGCACAGCAAACTGTGTTCAGTGTAATTGATCCGGATCACTTGACCTTCAAGACCACTACCAACGCTACCACAAGTGGTTCGTTCGGTGGCGCTGTTGTGACTTCAGGTAAGAGCATGGCGATGGCTGCACTGCAACCAATCATCGAAAACTTGACGTTCGACCAGACTGAGATTGTTTGGACTTATCGTGGTACAACTGGCCAGTCAACTGACGGTACTGAAACACCGTACCAACAAGCGGCTGCGCTAAACATTACACCGGGCGCAAACAACTTGCTTGCTGTACCGCACGTTGTTCCAAACTCGGCTAACGATTCTCTGCTAACTGCTCCTGCAGGTATTGTAACAGCAGGCTTGGTTTCTTTCGTTGATAACATCTCTCCTGTTATCGACATGAACCGCGCAGGCATTATCGGTATCGTGAACCGTATCAACAACCCTACTACAGTCACTGAGACAGCGGCTACGGGCGGCAACGCTTACGCTCGATACTTGACTAAGGTCATCGGTCTGGCAAACGCTGCGAACGCTCTCAAGCTGTTCGTTGACGTGAATCAGCCACAAGGGTCTAACTTCCTAGTGTTCTACCGCACTGGTAACACTGAACAGGAAGTGAACGATAAGGTCTGGGCTGCAATGCCAGCAGTGTCGACTAAAACTTCGACTGATCCGATGATTTTCAACGAGTTCCAGTATGCCAAAGACGCTCTGACACTGTTCAGCTTCTACCAGTTCAAGATCGTCATGACATCGAATTCGTCGTGTAATGTACCAATGGCCAAACGACTGCGCGGACTTGCGCTGGGGACTTAATGAACGATCTACTTCACGTAGAGGGCATACCAGGATTGCGCAAGGACGCGCATTCGGGTGGTGTTCTAAATACTGACAGAGATGCCTTACTCGCTGCGCGTGAGTTACAAGCACGCAAGCTCAACGAGAAGGCGCACATCGACAACTTAGAGAAGAAGGTTGAACGGCTCGAAGGCTTACTCAACCAGCTTCTAGAGGAAATGAAGAATGGTAAGTGAATTGGTATTCAGCGATACGTTCGCTGAGTGGAAAACAAAGATCAATGCACTTGTGCAGGCCCACACCGACACGGCCCAATATCTTGACGATTATATTGCAGAACTGGCTATCACTGGCCCGTTCACATATAACCGCGCTGATACTTCTGGGTTGGACATCTCGGTTTACGGTGGTACTGTTCGTAACGGTTCTGTGGTTGAGTTTATGGCTAACACAGTCGTAACGATGCCGCCTAGTGTGACTCGCGTTCTGGTCATTTACAAGATCGACAACTTTGCACCTGTATTTCAACTGCATGCGTCTGATGCAGTGCCTGAAAAGAACGTGTTGCCAATCGCAATCTTCACGACTAACGCAACTCAGTTGACAGCCTACACGGACTTGCGGACTCAGTTCAGCATGTCGTCTGGTACAGCAGGTTCAGCAAGTGGAGTACTCATGTTTGACAGAAACATTGACTTGAGCATTTCGGTTCCAGCAGCCAAGAACGCCCTGTCGATTGATCCTACGGTTAGCCCTGGTATCACTGTGACTGTCGAAAGTGGCGCACTGTGGGTGGTGCTCTGATGGCAGACATTACCTCCCGTGCCGAGTTTGCTGAATATTGCCTGCGCAAGCTGGGTAAGCCAGTTATTCGCATCAACGTGTCCGACTCCCAAGTCGAAGATCGCATCGATGATGCAATTCAAGCTTGGAATGGTAAACACTATGATGGCTCTGAGAAAGCTTGGATCGGCTACGCGTTGGTTGAAGACGATATCCTAAACGGCTACATCACGTTGCCGTCGGACATCATGACTGTTGACCAGATTGTACCGATGTCGACAATCTATAAGGAACATGGTACTGATAGTCTGTTCAGTTATCGCTACAACTTCACGATGCAGAACATGTCACCGTTTCAGCCGTTGGATATGCTGAACTATTACATGTCGATGACCAATCTCCAAGAAGTCAACGATATGATTAACACTACTGAGCGTTTCGAGTTTACGAAGCACAAGGCGAAGTTGATCATCTATCGTGGTATGGAGTCGTCTAAAGTTGGTGAAGTCTTGACCTTTCATGTGTACAAGAAAATCAATCCTGATGATGATCCTAGTGCATGGAATGACACCTGGTTGAAGCGTTACGCGACTGCACTGATCAAACAGAACTTTGGTCAGAACATGAAAAAGCACGGCGAAATCCAAATGCTTGGTGGTGTTTCGGTAAACGGTCAACAAATCTTCGACGAGGCGACCGCTGAAATCAATGACCTTGATGAGGAACTGCGTTCAACTTATGAAGAACCAATCGACTTTTGCATGGGTTAAAGGGTAAGGTGAGATGATAGACGAAAACAACAACGGCATAGATGATGAACTTGAGCGCGCTCGGGCTCAGCTTGAAGCTGACAAGGATAAGCTCAAATGGATCATTCGGCGCCGCATGGCTGTTGGTTCGTTTCTTTCGCTGATCCTGTTTGGTGTGTATTACGCACTGGTCGGCTTGTTCATCTCGGTTGACACTGCAAAGACAATGGCCGAGTTCAACAGCATCGTGGTCACGATTGTGGGTGCGTTGATCTCGCTGTTACTCAGCTACTACGGCACATCATACTTGTTTGATAAGGACAAGTTGCGATAAGCATAACGAACCCGACAACTCAGTCGGGTTTTTTATTACCGTTATCACTAAATAGGTTTATACAATGCACCCGACTGGGCGCGATAGACAGAATCTTTTAAGGGTATTGCGATGCTCAACCCATACATGACGAACTATACGGCGACTGAAGAACAACAGTTGACCGATGACCTGATCATTGAAGCTATTCAGGCGCGCGGTGTCGATATTCGATACATGGAGCGCACGCACCACAATTACAACACGCTGTACGGTGAAGATCCTACATCGTCATTCGCTGGCACTAAGTCGATTGAGATGTACCTGGAGAACGTTCAGGGCTGGGGTGGTCAGGGCGAGATGATGACCAAGTTTGGTCTGACTATCAAAGACACAGCGAAGTTCATTGTTAACCGAACACGCTTCACTGAAGAGTTCCCAGATCTCCCGCGTCCACGTGAAGGTGATTTGCTGTTCATGCCTTACACCAATGCGATCTTCGAAATCAAGTTCGTAGAAAACGAAAGCCCGTTCTTCCAACAAGGCGCACAACTGGTCTATGAGATTAGCGCCGAACTGTTCGAACTGAGCCATGAAGACATTGACGCAGGTGATGTTGACATCAACGAATTCATTGCAGGTGTGATGAACTTCGACCAAGCGACTGAAACTGAGCCATTCGGTAAAAACGAAGTCATTGAGGCAACGTTCCAACCTGAGACGACTTTTGATCCAGCAGACCCATTCGCGGTGAAATGATCATATGCATTCATTAGAGAGTTTTAAGTATAACAAGACCATCACCCTATTGACTGGGGTGTTTGGTGCTGTGTTCAACGAAATCAAGATCGAACGCGCTGATGGCAAAATTATCCTTGTACCGATCTCCTATGCAATCCAGCAGAAGTATGATGCGCGACTAAAGCAAAACCCTGACATTCAGACGTCGCTGAAGTATCAGAACATTCTACCAAGAATGAGTTTCAAGCTTGTCTCTTGGCAGCGCGATCCTGATCGTATGTTGAGCAAATACAACCAGTTGGTCGAACAGTCTGACAGGACGCAAGTGACCGAGCTTTCGAGCCAGCGTAACCGCGTGCCATACAAGTTCATGTATGAAGTGAACGCAAAGACCAAGACTGTTGACGACATGCTTCAGATCGTTGAACAGATCCTTGTCATGTTTAACCCGTCGCTGAATGTGATCGTTAAAGACAACAAGGATCTTAATGTAACTTCGGCAATTAACATCGCCCTGCTTGATTCGCAGATTCAGGACATGTTCGAAGGCGCATTTGATGATGAACAGTATCTTGAAACTTCGTTCAGCTTTGCACTTGACGGCTGGCTTTATATGCCGACTGCGACTAGCAAAATCATTACCAAAGTGATTACAAACATCTTCGACTTGGATACGTCCGAGTTGTTGCTCACGAATGTTGAGGTTCCATAATATGAATGATCGCCAGACTACCCGTTTCGAGGAGCGGCTTAATCAAATCGTCGGTGCTGAAAACGATGTATCCAAAGCGCTCGATGCGCTTGACGATGAGACAAGTCACTCTAACCTGCCTACTGTGGTTGAGTACGACGACGTCCCTACGAAGATGGAACCGTCAGAAGCCCTGCCACCTGACTTGCTCGACGACTACACGTTCAGTCGCAAGATTCTATACGGCCTGATTAATCGTGGGATCGTGGCCCTTGAAGGGGCTTCAATCGTTGCGCGTGAGTCTGAGCATCCACGAGCGTTCGAAGTCGTTGCCTCGATCATGAACAACATCTCAGGAATGACCAAAGACCTTCTTGATTTACAAAAGCCGCTGTCCTCATCAGGGGGCAAGCAAACTATTGCCAAGCAAGTGAATATCCAACAGAACTTCAATGGCAGTGCACCACCAGAGAACGCAGTTAAAGACATCAACGCGTTGCTGGATGACCTATAAGGAATAGGGATATGTCCGATTACCCATTTGATCTTGTCGAGTTCATAACGAATAACACTGCACTCGTTAAGAAGTTCTTGAGTAAGAACACTTACAGCCTTTATGTGCCTGACGTGTTCACTGACAAGGAACATTACTACAAAAACAATCAGATCATCCTGAGAGCGGGCGCGCCTGTATTCGAATACTCAGATCTCCAGAAACTTGAGTACATCAAGTGTATGCGGGATGTTGTGTACTTTGCGCGCAAGTACGTCAAGATCATCTCCATCGACGATGGTATTATTCCGTTCAACCTCTATCAATTCCAAGAAGAGTTGCTAGAACTGTACCAGAAACATCGATTTGTTATCTCGATGCAGGCACGGCAGACGGGTAAAACCCAGACGACTGCGACCTACCTGCTACACTTTGCGACCTTTACGCCGTCGAAGACGATTGCGATTCTGGCGAACAAAGCTGCTCAAGCGCGGGAGATTCTGTCACGGATCCAGATGTCATATGAAAGTCTACCGAACTTCCTCAAGCAAGGTGTGACGACATACAACAAAGGTTCGATGAAGTTTGGCAACCGCTCTGAGTTGTTCTGTGGTGCTTCGACGTCTAGCTCTATTCGTGGTCGTTCTATCTCGTTGGTGTACATCGACGAAGGCGCGTTCATTCCGCGTGACATGGAATTCTATGAATCGACCTACCCTGTAATCTCATCGGGTAAAGAGTCGCGCATTATCATCACGTCGACACCTAACGGTGCGCGTGGGCTGTTTCACAAGTTGTGGCAAGAGTCAGTCAACGGCATCAACCAGTTCAAGCGTATGGAAGTGCCTTGGTATCTTGTACCAGGTCGCGATGCTGCATGGAAAGCTGAACAGATCGCTAACACCTCGGCCGAGCAATTCAACCAAGAACACGGCATTATCTTCCGTGGTAGCCAGAACAGCTTGCTGAGTGCAGACACACTTGCACAACTGGTGATCAACAAGCCGATTGACACGTTTGGTGACTTGAAGGTCTACGCGCATCCGATCAACGGCCACGAATATTTCGTCACTGTTGATACGTCGCGTGGTGTGGGTGGTGACTTTTCGGCATTTGTGGTGTTCGATGTCACTCAGGTACCGTATAAGGTCGTGGCGACTTACAAGAATAACACGATATCTCCGATGATCTATCCGCAAGTGATCAAGACTGTTGCCGACAAGTACAACGGTGCTTATGTCCTAGTTGAGATTAACGACATCGGTGAACAAGTAGCCAACATTCTCTATTACGAATTTGAGTATGAAAACTTGCTGATGTGCTACTCGGAAAAGAGTTTGCAGACAATCGGCTTCAAAAACGATGCCCGTATCGGCGTTAGGACCACTACGCAAGTCAAGTCAATTGGCTGCTCAAGTGTCAAGACGATGATTGAAACTGGCCGACTCGAACTCAGCGATGAGGAAATGATTGATGAGTTCGGTACATTCGTCCCTAAAGGTAAGTCGTATGAGGCCGACTCAGGGGCACATGATGACCTTGTGATGTGCTGTGTGTTGTTTGCATGGGCAACCGTGCAACAGTACTTCATTGATTTGACAGACAAAGACGTACGGAAAAACGTGCGCGGCATACTTGAGGAAGACTTGATGGAGTCTCTGTTACCGTTCGGCATCATTGCAAACGGTTTCGAAGAGTTCACAGGCATTCCTGAGGCGCGACCATTTGGTGTGTTCTAGGTATTAGATAACCACGTTCGATAAATAGATTCTATATTCCCATTAAACATATAAGAGGCACTACATATGGCGAACTCTCCTGGTGTGTACAGTAAGGAAATCGATCTTACTTACAACACCCAAAGCATTACCTCGAACGCAACTGGCTACGTTGGTATGTTCCGTTGGGGCCCGGTTGATGAAATCGTAGAACTCACAACCAACGAAGCTGAACTGCTACAGCGTTTCGGTCAACCTGATGCTGCAACTAGCCCATTCTTCCATGCCGCAGCCAACTATATGCTGTACAGCGTGCCTCTGGCAACCGTACGTGTTGTTGGTACTGCTGCAAAGAACGCTATCACAGACGACACTGATATCGCCGTACTCGCTCCGCTGGTGCGTAACACTGATCACTATGATTCGATTGAGCTTGATGGTATTAGCTTCATCGGTCGTTACCCTGGTGACATGGTAAACGGTGTCAAGATCTCCATTGCGAACTCTGTTGGCTACGCTGCTTGGGCATACAAAAACGAATTCGAATACGCGCCTACTGACGCTACCACTTTCAACGTGGTCGTGGTTGACGTAAGCGGTTCCATTTCTGGTAACGCTGGCACTATTCTTGAACGTTATGAACTGATGACTCTGGCTACTGGTCAGAAGAAAAGCGACGGTACTTCGGCATCGCTCGGTGAAGTTCTGAAGGCTCAGTCGAAATACATCCTGTTGGGTGACGTTGCTAAAGTCGTGTTCACTACAGGTAAGTATGAAGCTCTCCTGAAAAGTGGTGTTGACGATAACGTTGCGGCTAACGGTGACTTCGTATCTGGTTGGGACCTGTTCGCTAACAACGACCTGGTTGAAATCGTGCGTGTGTTTACTGCATTCAACCCGATTGAAGGCGTTGTTCGTGCAATCGATGTTATGGATAGTCGTCTGGATGCTGTCGCGTTTAACGCACCGCCCCTGGAAGCTGTCTACAACACCCTTGACCGCGTTGATAACCTGGTCGAGTACTTCGGTACCACTCTGAACAAGCCTACTAGCTACGCGTTCAACGTGGACAACTGGAAGCTGGTCAACGACAAGTATAACGACAAGAATATCTGGATCCCTTGTGACTCGGATGCTGCTGGTCTGCATGCTCGTGTATTCGTTCAGAACGAACCTTGGTTCAGCCCTGCAGGTCTCAACCGCGGCGTGTTGAAAAACGTTATCAAGCTTGCTTGGAGTTCTAACCAGACTCAACGTGACGTTCTGTATCCGATGTCGATCAACAGCATCGTCTCCTTCAAAGGCGAAGGTACTGTTCTGTTCGGTGACAAGACTGCATTGCGCGCTCCATCTGCTTTCAGCCGTATCAACGTTCGGACTCTGTTCATCGTGATCAAGAAAGCAATCTCGCGTTCTGCTCGTTACCAACTGTTCGAACTGAACGACTTCATCACTCAAGCGCTGTTCCGTAACTCGACCGATCAATACCTGGGCGACATTCAGGCACGTCGTGGTATCTACAGCCGCAAAGTAATTTGCGATAGCTCGAACAACACGCCTCAAGTGATTGATGCAAACGAATTCGTTGGTGATATCTACGTGAAACCAGCGCGTTCGATCAACGTCATTCGTCTGAACTTCATCGCGGTTGCCACTGGTGTCGCGTTCGAAGAAATCGAAGGCGCAGTATAAATAACAGAACTGTTGCTGTGGTAATGAAAGTTGCCACAGCACTTAGTTTCTTGATGAATTCTCGAGGTGTGTAAGTATGTCAATTTCCAAGTTCAAGAGCGCTCTGAAAGGCGGTGGCGCACGCGCTAACCGGTTTGAAGTGCTTGTGGCTTTCCCGGCGTTCGCTGGTACTAACGATGCAATCCGCAAGACTGCATTCCTGTGTTCATCTACCCAACTGCCAGGCTCTACGCTTGGTGTGATTGAACAACCGTTTCGTGGTCGTATTCTGAAGCTTGCAGGCGATCGGACTTACGATGAATGGGAAGTCACTTTCGTCAACGATACCGACTTCGACATTCGTAACTCGTTTGAGCGGTGGCACAACTTCATCAACGGCTATAACTCGAACACCGGTTCAACTGTTCCCGATGACTACATGTCCACTGTGACCGTGTATCAACTGGACAACAACGACAACCGGATCAAAGAGTATACCTTGATGCTGGCATGGCCGAGTGTTGTAGCGCCAATCGAAGTTGCTCAAGACAGCAACGACCAACTGGAACTGTTCTCCGTGACCTTTGCCTTCTCTGACATCGGCAACGGCAACAACTCCTAACCAAGTAAACTAAATAGTTTGACTAGAGTGTTGTATCGCTCTAGTCAAACTCTATAGTTAGGACTTTATCACTTATGCGAATGTTCGATTTTCTACGCAAACAGAAACTTTCCGATGAGCTGCCACAGCAGACGTTGTCGAACCAGGTTGCTGTTGATTTTTCTGATGGCGCCCTGACCGTCGAAAGTCCTGTGAACGGATTCTTGATGAACTTCGATTGGGCGGCTAACTCGCAAGCTGAGTTGCTGCACAAATACCGCGAAACTGCGAACTTCAACGAAGTCGACTATGCCGTTCAGGATATCATCAACGAGATGGTAACGTTCGGTGAAGATGAAGATCCAGTTGAGCTTGACCTGTCCGAAGTTGAATTGTCGGAAAACATCAAAGAAAAGATTCACGCGTCATATGAGAAGATTGCAACCCTCATGAATCTTCGGGATACAATTCACCAGCGTGCATATAACTTCTATGTCGATGGTCGTCTTGCGTATCAGAAAGTTGTTGACAGCAAAAACCTTAAGCGTGGGATCATCAACGTCGTTGAGCTGAACCCAGCGTTTGTAACAAAGGTTCGCAACATCCAGTACAACCAAGAATTGAAAACGATTGATGGTGTCGAAGAGTACTACCTCTATGACGAAAAGGCCGATGAGCGCGAAACGTCGAAGAGCCAGTCGGGCACTAACAACCGTCAGTACAAAGAAGCATTGCAACTGTCTGCCGAGTCGCTGACATACGTCACATCGGGCCTGACAGACCCTAAGACGGGCTACGCGATCAGTTGGCTACACAAAGCTATCAAGCCCGCGAACCAGCTTCGCATGATGGAGAACGCGCTTGTAATCTACCGTATCTCGCGTGCGCCTGAACGTCGCGTGTTCTATATCGACGTGGGTAACCTGCCTAAGAGCAAGGCTGAGCAATATCTGAACAACCTGAAGAACTCTTTCCGTAATCGTATGACCTATGATCCGGAAGCAGGTAACTTCAAAGACCAACGTCACCTGACAACTATGCAGGAAGACTACTGGCTGCCACGTACTTCAAGCGGTAAAGGTACTGAAGTGTCGACCCTGCCAGGTGGTCAATCGCTGGGCGAGATCGACGATATTCTATACTTCCTCAAGCGTCTCTATAAGGCCTTGAACGTACCGACTTCGCGTCTCGACAACGATTCGCAAATGTCGTTCGGTAGCCAAGATACTCAGATCAACCGCGATGAACTGAAGTTCTCGAAGTTCGTTTCGAAAGTGCGTAAGCGCTTCAACATGATGTTCCGCGACATTCTGCGTACCGACTTGATCCTCACTAAGATCATCACCGATACAGAGTGGCCAGCAATTGAAGCGAAGATGAAATTTGTCTACGCCCAAGACATGTACCTTGAAGAGCGCAAGTACTTCGAAATGCAGCGCGACCGTATTGAACTCGCAGGCGAGATGACCCCGTACATCGGCCGCTTCTACAGTAACGCATACATCCGGACGAATATTCTTCGCCAGACAGACGAAGAAATTGCCGAGAACGACAAGGCAATCAAAGCTGAGAAAAGTGTCCCACAATTCCAGCCAGAAGTTGACGCGGATGGAAATCCCATCCCACCATTCCAATAAGTTATAGAGGATTTTGAAATGACTGATACAGCAACTCAATTCATTGCGATGCTCAAGGAAGAAAACGCCCTTGAAGCTATGCAAGTAATCAAGGCCGCTCTTTCCGAACGCGCCCGCGCCGAAGTCGCTAAAACCCAACTCACTGTTGCCGAGTCATTCAAGATGACTGAAAAAGCAGTTGAGAAGGAAGAAGGCGGCGAAACTGAAAACGATAACACCGATGCTGATGGCAAGAGTGACACCGACAGCGTAGGCGCCGTTAAAGACGAAAAGGAAGACGTGTAATGACCGTAGAAATCGAGATCCTTGGTGAGTCTGTAATTATCACCAAAGTGAACTCGAAGGGTGAAAAGACTCGTCGGGTTCGCTGCAAGCCAGGCTACAAGTTGAATGATACTGGTACATCTTGTGTGCCAATCCCCGGTGGCGAGAAAGCTACTAAGCGCATTGCCCTTCGCAAAGCGGTTAGAACTAAAGCTGCTGGTGGTCAGGCACTGAAGAACCGTACCAACCGCAAACGCATCAGAGCAATGCGTAAACGTAAGGCACTAGGACTTTAATGCTATGAAACTGCTGATCGAATCAAGCCATGATGTAGAAGTACTTCATGAAAACACCGACAGCGGAAAGAAGTTGTACATTGAAGGCATCTTCGCCCAAGCCGAAGTTAAAAACGGCAACGGGCGTTGGTACTCTAAAGGCATCTTGGAATCCGCAGTTGATGCATACAACGAGAACTTTGTAAGTCGTCGTCGCGCTCTTGGTGAACTAAATCACCCTGATCGTCCGTTCGCTGACCCTGCTAATGCGTCGATCCTGATTGAGTCTCTGACTTGGGATGGCAACAACGTAATGGGTAAGGCACGAGTTCTTCCTACTCCACAAGGTCAGATTGTCGCCGGTCTTCTTGAGGGTGGTTTCAATATGGGCGTTTCCACACGCGGCCTCGGTTCTCTACGCGAAAGCGGCGGGATGAAGCATGTGCAAAAGGACTTCATGTTGACTGCTGTGGACGCCGTTGATAACCCGTCAGCACCGAATGCATACGTCAAGCAACTCTTTGAGTCGTCTTGGAAGATTCGTAATGGCGTGTGGGTACAGAGCGAAGACGAGGATGCTGGCGCAATGTTTAACGAACAACTGTTCCTTGAACGCTTGGAAGACTTCATGAAGTCGATGCGCAAGTAATCAGTTTTTCACAACCACTAAATAAAAGTTATACACACTTATAGTACAGAGGAATGTTTAATGTCCGAACATATCAAAGCGCTTTTTGCGGGACAAGACCTTTCTGAAGAGTTCAAGGAAAAAGCGGCTGTAATTTTTGCTGCTGCCCTTGATGAACAAGCTAAACAGGTCACTGACACTGTTACCGCTAGTCTTCAAGAAGAGTTCGATACCCGCATTGCAGCACGCATTACAGAACTCGAAGGCCTCGCTGAGTCCTACATCAAAGACCAAGTCCAACCACAAGTTGACAAGTACCTGACCGCCGCTGTTACTGAGTGGGCACAAGAGAACAAAGTCGCTATGGTTGCCGGTGCAAAAGTTGAACTGGCTGAATCGTTTCTGACTGGTCTAGTTGGTCTTGCTGAGAGCCACAACTTGAATATGCCTCAGGGTACTGTTGATCAAGTTGGCGAACTCGAAACTCAACTCGGTTCACTGAAAGAAAGCTTGAACGCTTTGACTGATAAGAACATCGATCTGATGAACGAAAACAGTAAGTTCAAGAGCACTGTCATTGTTAGCAAGATCACCGAGTCTCTGAGCGAAACCCAAAAAGAATCATTCGCCTCCGTTGTTGAAAAGGTCGAATATAAGTCGGATGAACAGTTCACCGCAGCCGTAAAATCGCTGTATGAATCGTACTTCCCAGTTGGTCAAGTTGCACAAATCATCGAGCCGGTTGAACCTCAGAAACCAGTGGTTGCTGAACAAACGTCTTACGAATCCCACTTGTTTAATAGCCTTCGCGGCTAACAGTCTATCAGAAAACCGACTGTTATAAATAAAGTTAATTACAAAATTCACAACGGAGTTACAAAATGACCGAACTTCTGAAAGAAGAAATCAAGCAACTGATCGAAAGCGATAAGTTCCCTGAGATCACCTCGCAATACCGCAAAAAAGTAACCGAGCGTCTGATTGAAAACCAGATCAATTTCATGAAAGGTATCAGCGAAGCCAACGGTTCCGCAATGCCTGCTAACACTACTGGCGGTGTTTCTAACTTCGACCCAGTACTGGTGAAAATGGTTCGTCGGTCTGTTCCGCAACTGATGGCATTTGACCTGATGGGCGTTCAGCCAATGACTGGTCCAACTGGTTCGATCTTCGCGATGCGTTCCCGTTACACCAGCCAAACTGGTACTGAAGCACTGTACGACGAAGCTAACTCTGCATTCAGCGGTGCTGGTTCTCAAGTAGGTGATACTTCTGGTTTCGCTACTGACGCTTTCGGCGCAGGCACTCCAGTTGTTGGTACTGGCTACGGCACTGGCATGACCAAAGCAGCTGGTGAAGCTCTGGGCGTTGACGGTGGTACTGCTTGGAACGAAATGGCATTCAGCATCGAACGTGTTGACGTTTCGGCTAAAACCCGCAAACTGAAAGCTCAGTTCTCCCGCGAACTGCAATACGACCTGAAGAACATTCACGGTCTGGACGCGGAAAGTGAACTGGCCAACATTCTGTCGACTGAAGTAATTGCTGAAACCGACCGCGAATGTATCCGTACTGTGAACGTGTCTGCTGTACTGGGCGCCAAGTTCGCTGCTACTCCTGGTCTGTTCGACGTTGCTGCTGACTCTGATGGTCGCTGGTTGGTTGAGCGCTTCAAAGGCCTTCTGTTCCAACTGGAAATCGAAGCCAACGAAGTTGCAAAAGCTACCCGTCGTGGTCGTGCTAACCGTGTTATCTGTTCGAGCAACGTTGCATCTGCTCTGAACATGGCCGGCGTTCTCGATTACGCTCCAGGTCTGACTGCTAACCTGAACGTGGATGACACTGCTCAGACTTACGCAGGCGTACTGATGGGCCGCTATCAAGTGTTCATCGACCCGTTCGCAACCGTTGACTACATCACTGTAGGCTACCGTGGTGCTAACGCTTGGGATGCTGGTATCTACTACTGCCCGTATCTGCCACTTGAACTGTACCGCACCGTTGGTGAGACTACATTCAACCCAATCATCGGTTTCGCTACTCGCTACGGCGTTGTTGCTAACCCGTTCGCTTCGCACACTGCTTCTGGTGCTAAAGCTGGTCTGGGTCTGGGTCAAGGCGAAAACCAATACTTCCGTAAAATGAAAGTTACTAACATCACCGGCTAATACAGCGGCGTTAGTTGGAAGAACAGTCAGGGCGCTTCGGCGCCCTTTCTTATGGCTACGCTATATACAACTACACGCGCAATAGGTGCCCTATGCAAGATATCAGTTCTTACACTCAATATAACCCAGCACGGTCATCCTCGTACATCTTCACGATTACTGGTTTCCGTGACCTTTCATTCAAGCTGCAAAACGCGGCTGTCCCTGACGTCAACCTTGGCGGTTCACCTTTTCCTACACGCACTGT